CCAGCAACCGGATCGGTTCGAAGCTGCGTTCCTTTTTCGACATGCCGTCATCGCACATGCGGTTCTCCTTCGTGTCCTTCGTGCTCTTCGTGGTTCAATCGGTTTTCGCGGGGGCTGACGGGATACTGATATTGGTGTACCTGTTGCACCTTCGACAGCGGCGGCGATACGATCCAGGGCCATTGATCTTGATCGCGGTGTTGTGACAGCCACAACTGCTGCACAACCATTCCATTCTGCAGCTTGACCTCATAAACAGTGGCTTCCCTTGTCGGTCTGCGCTCATTCTCCTTGTCCTCCGTGATCTTCGTGGTTCCACCCGTTCCGGATCCGATCCAGCATTCCCTTTTCCTTCGCCCAATCCAGCCACTTGTAAGCCCGCAGCCGATCCTCCGGCGAGAAGAACGCCCCGTCCGGCACCAGGAGCGGGAAGATGCCCCGTTGACCGCGCACCTTGAACCAGTTCAAATCGATCCGCCGGTCCTCGGCAAAGATCCAGCTTCGGGCGTTGCGGTACAGTTCGCAGCAGGCTCCTGCTTCGTGCGCCTTCGTCATCTCCTCGCAGTGCCGCAGGAACCGGACGCACAGGGCCACACCCGTCGGACCCTGGCCCACCGGCAGCTTGCTCGAGCAGATCACCAGGGGCCCGCGGTACCGCGTCACCCACTCGCGCGTCTCGATCCACTTGCGGCCGCTGTGGATCAGCGACGCCCAGGGCTGCTTGACGGATAGGGCGGGCAACATCATAGGCCGTCTCCCGTGACCCGTGACCCGTGACCCGCCGTCGCCGGGGCTTGGTACGGCACGCCCCTCGCGTGCAGCCGAATGAACGCCTGCCAATCGCTCGGCACCCGGCCTTTCCAGTCGCGAGCCCGGTAGTACATCGGAAAGGGCATCATGCTCAGGTCCGCCACGAATTGGCATCGCTCCCGAGTCGCCTCGATCGTGTCACCGGGAAAGCCACAAAGTACATAGCAGCCGAGACGCCGCTTCGTGAAGCACGGCAGCAGGAGTTGGGCCGCGTCCTGCAGGGGCTTGCGGTCCGTCGGCCGGTCGTACGCGAGGAAGCCGATCTCCGTTCTGATGTCCTTCAGTGCAGTCGCGAACCAGGGCTCTACTCGGCGGGCCTCCAGTCCCCCGGTGAAGCGGGCCCGCTTCTTCTGGCGGCTGAGCATATTCAGCACCCGATCGACGTGCCCACGACTGGCGGCCAGGAGGTTGTTATCGAGAATGTCGTGACCATCCCGGATAGGCAATTCACGCAGGGGCCCTTCCCGTTCCGGGACGAAGCAGTAGGCGCAGCGATTCGGGCAACCGCGAGTCGTAATGACGTAGCCCGGCGCGAGATACAGTCCCGGCTCGAAGTCGCCCGGGTCGGGATGAACTGCGGGACCGCCGATTCTGACGATGGAGTAGTACTGCTTCCATGCCGTATACAGGTGCCCCATCCGGCCCAAATCCCAGGTGAATGTGATGGAGATATGGACCTCGTCGGCCTCCGGTCGGAAAAGGGGCGGATCGCCGACAAAGGCCATCTCATCGGTTGGCACGGCCTTCGTCCGCCGCGGAAACACTCGGATGATCCGTCTATTCATAACGCAGCTATCCGCCCTTCGTGACCTTCGTGCTCTTCGTGGTTCAATCGGTTTCGGTAGCTTACGCCGCCAGTTCCTTTTGCGCCTGCTCCACGAGCAGCCGCGTGGACTCGTGCTTCTGGGTCTTGGTCTGCGCCTCGCGGAATGCGCCTATCGCCTCCGGCTTGGCCGCCTTGAGCTGCTCGCCGCCGGCGACCACCTCCTTGAACGCCGTCCCCAGCGTCCCGAGCTTCCGCAGCATGGCGCCGCCAATGACCGTCAGCACGGTCCCCACCCCGAACATCCAGACTTTGGCCTGGCCGCTGACGTAGGCCGAGCCGCCCAGCAGGGCCTGGCCCAGGATGACCATCTCATCGCCTAGCGTGGCGTCGGCCGCGGGACCGGCCGCGATCGTCCGCTCCAGCATCGCAATCACCTGCTCGGCCTGGCCCTGACGATCGAGCAGCGCGCTCAGCCGGGCCTTGGACGCCGCCAACTGCGCGCGGAGCTTGTCCGCCAGGGGACCGGCCATATTGGGATCCGCCAGCTGGGACTCGGCGGCGCTGATGTCGGCCCGCACCGCCGTGACCTCCGCCACGGCCGTGTCCAACGCCTGCCGCGCCATGGGCATGGTCTGTTTCGCCAGGTCGATCCGCTCCTGACTGGTCATCCCGCAGCCGGCCCCCCAACTCGTCAGCAAAACAAACAGTCCGATGATCCCCCACGTCCTTGCTCTCATGATTCAATCCTTTCCAATAGAGGTTTCTTCCGCAGATTGCGCAGATTTACGCAGATTACAGGAGTGAGCCACAGAGGGCACGGAGGGCACGGAGAAAAGAGACATGCGGTCTCCGTCGGCCCTCGCCTGTTGCCCCGATTTCACTCCTGCCTGATTGACCAGCAAGACCTCGACTGCTTTTGTGGCGTTCTTCCCGCGATACCCTTGATGAGCCATCGCCTTGCTGATTTGGATCCTGTCCATCGCCCAGTCCGGGTACAGATCCTGCAGGGCCGGGTGATCGTAATAGCTCAGTACAATCCGCGCTCGTTTGAATCTATGCAGCGCCTGGGCCAGTCGGACATGATCGATGGGCAGGAAGTCGTGTTCGTACTTCGCTCCTTTCACGAGGTAGGGTGGGTCAACGTAGACGGCCACTCTCGGCGAATCGTCGATGCGATCCAAGATCTCGAAGGCGTCGCACGATAGAATCGCCACCCGTGACATCCGCCTCCGCCATACCGGGATGGAATTGACCGCGGACGAGAATCGTACGGCCGGCGACCCGCCCCGGTCTGTGAATCTCCGGCAGAATCCGTTGTTCCGACTGTACGTTCCGCCGACACCGTTGCGGCCGAGCCATGCGTCGATGAAGAACCAGAACGCCCGTTCTTCGCCCGGCTGGCATTGCGTCGCTCGGATCACAGATCTGGCCTCCCGCACGATGTCCTCGTGCATCAGGACCCGGCGAAGCCTCCGGTACAGACGCGGACCGGCTTTGGGATCCTGTATCGTGCGGGCGAGATTGATCAGATCCCCATGCAGGTCATTGACTGATTCGCACGTACAAGGTGGTTTCGCCAGCAACACGGCCATGGATCCGCAGAAGGGCTCCCAGTACGCCGTGTGGGAACCAAGCAACTCCGCGATGCGCGGGGCGAGCGTGCGCTTGGCTCCGAACCACGGGGCCAGGGCCTTGATCTTCATCTGATTGATCGGTAATCCGTTGCTCATATAGGTCCAAGAGGGCGGGCACGGGGGCCCGCCCCTACATTTCGCGGTTCACGTTCCTTCGTGCTCTTCGTGCCCTTCGTGGTGGAAGCGCTCCCACTCTTCCGGGATCGGCGTGCTGCGCGTCGGCGAGCCGTCGCCCCAGATGTCGATATCGTGGCCGCTCTTCGGCTCAACCTCGCCGTCATCGTCCCCCTTGCCATCTACTATCTGCGATCGACGATTTACTATCGGTTCCCGCTCCAAAATCAGCAGTCCCCCTTTCGTCCGCCCGCACCGTCGCCAGCCAGCCACGAGGAAGCAATATCCGGGATTGCAGCTCCGCACTCGTTTCGGATTGACGTAGGTGTAATGCCTTTCACCAGGCCAGCAGAGATCAGCAACTGCGTCCGCCTGGCGAATAAGGTCGCTGCTCTGGTGCGCTCCTTCGTTGCGGAACGCCGCACAGTTGATCCCGGTCTGCCCGCTGGCGTCGAGGAACTTGCGCCAAACAAAGAAGGCGTCTCCCGCTGCCGTTCGCAGGGCGATATACTCGCCGGGCCCGACAAACTTCCTCGGTCGGCGGCCATCCCGGTATCGATAGCACGAATAGTGTCGCTCATAGAGTCGCCTGCATGTCCTGTCGCCATCCTTCGTGACCCACCACAGGGGTTCCTTCATGCGCTTCCATCCGCCTTTGTCTGCTGCGCCGTGACTTCCCGGCTGGCCTCGATCTCCTGCACCGTCGGCGGACGGTCGATGCCGAACAGGTGGATGCGCGGGTAGCCCCGTTGCAGCCGCTGAATGACCTCGACGGCCTTGGCGTCCGTCGCCGCGATCACCTGCTGATAGCGGCAGACCTCATCGATCGCCCCGTGAGCGTACTCGGTCCGGTACCACACGGTCCGCACGCCGATATTGTCCCACGAATACGCCTGGCCCCGCTGGAGCGCGAACGTCACCCGGTGCTCCACGCCGCAGTGCGGGCAGTGGCCCCGATGGTCCACGACCTGGGGCAGTCCGGCGACCACCGGCCGGATCGAGCCGGCCCGCGGCCGGGCGTGCGGATTGGCGATCGTCGTCGGATCCTGCCCGAGGCGGGCCTGCGGATCACTCGCCGCGCGGCGGGTCTTCTTCGAACGGGATATCTTTGGCATCCTTGCCATCGTCGCTCGTGTCCTGTGACTCGTGACCCGTTTGGTCCGCTGCGCGGAGCAGCTTGCCCCACCGGACTTTGCCCCATTGCTTGAGGAACCGTTCCCGGCGGGAAATCTCAGACTTTTCCTGCATCGTCAGGTTGACCGCCCATTCCGCCACGGCCTCGCTGACTTCCCGCAGGCAGTCCGCCTGGGTCGCACCGCTGGGCCCCTCGTGTCTGCCTACCGTCGTTTCCCTGTTGCCCAGCGTCACGCAGTATCCGGCATGCCAGCGTAGGTCCACATCGAAACCCATGCGGACCAGGACCGAGCAGTTCTTGAGCCCGGCCAGCTTTGGCTCCAGGGTGATCGTCTTACCCCCCGCGTTCTCTACGACCTCCGCGGTTGAATTCTCCGTGGTCTCCGTGCCCTCCGTGGTTGAACCCTCCGCGAAATCCGCCGGCAGGCGGACCTCTTGGGCCATGGCCTCGGCGAGCGTAGTGGCGCGACGCTCGACCGCTTGGGCCGCCGCGTCGATCTTGTAGACCAGGAATTCCGCCAGGCGGCTCCTGTCGGCCTTCAGGTCCTCCTTGATCGTGGTGGACAGATCGTGCAGGCACGCGGCCAGCTCCGCCCAGCCGTCGGTGAGCAGTGTACGCACCCGCCGCGACCGCCCCACACGCCCCTTGATCTCATAGCCGTAGTACCAGATGTCATCGATGCAGGCGAACAACAGCTTGACCTCGGCCTTGAGGAAGTCCGGCACGATGATCGGCTCCTCAGTCGGATTGGTCACGAAGCCGTCCGCGTCGACGACATACGTCCACTCGTCGGCGTTCTCGGCCTTCTGCTCGGCGAGCTTCAACAGCGGCCGGTCACTGTCCGCGATGTCCACATCCTGCAGGCACGGCGGCAAACCGAAGCGCTCGATCACGTCGGCGAAGTCGGCCACGTCGTGCCGCTTCATCCGAATCACGACCCGGCCCTTGTCGTCGATCAGCGGCTGGCCGTTCTTGTCCCGGGCGATCTGGGCGTGCTCCAGCTCGTGGAAGAGCAGCCGCTGCTTGCTGGTCTCGTCGAACGCCTTCCACGACTGTTCGTTCAAGAGGATCATTACGTCGTAACTGTCGAGGGACCGGTCGAGATCCGTCCGCTTGACGCACTTGCCGTGGGTGCGGACCCCGTCCGCGTCCGGCCGCCAGCCGGTATGCCAGGCGAGCCCGATCTTGACATCCGCCAGGTCCTCGCGGTCCGAGGCGATGATCGCTTCCATGATCCGGTAGGGCTCCGTCACCTGTCCGGCGTGCATCCTCGGCGCCAGCCGCACTTTTACGGCCTTGCGCTTCGGCTCCTTCACTGTCGTGGATTTTCTTCGTCCCATGTGAACTCCGTTTCTCCTTTACCGTCCGTGTCGTGCTCAAAACCGTGGGAAAATATTCCCGGAACTATTCAGACTCTGGATAATCTGCGGTTAAAACCGCTAACAGAACCATCTCTCCTGGCCGTCCTTGCGCCAGCCCTCCTCATAGATGTCCTTGGCTTTGTCCGTGTGATAGCAGCGACGCGCCCCGCACGCGCATCGCTCATAGTGCCTTTCGTACACCGCCACCAGCACCTTGCGACCGCAAAAGGAGCAGGGCCACCACACCAGATGTGCGTCCTGCTGCTCTTTGGTTTCCGTCACTCGGCCTGCGACGGAATCACCGCGTTTGGCGTCAGGGTAGACAGGCTCCGTTCCGTCGTGGAACTCCATCGTGAGTCCGACCTGGGATATTTCGATTGTAGGCATCTTGGGATAAATCCTTTTTGAACCACGAAGGTCACGAAGAGCACGAAGGGGGCTGCGGCGGCTGGCCGTGGACCTTCCAATAATCCACGCACGGCGTGCAGAACCAGCCGGCCTTCTCGCCGTTGTCGTACTCGATCGCGTGCATCGTTTCACCACGGTCGAAAGCCCCCCCGTGGCCCGAACACTTCTCGGCCGCCGTGCCCAGCGATTGCATCGTCAGCGTGATCCGTGCCATTTCTCCGTGTCCTCCGTGCTCTCCGTGGTTAGACCTTCTTCACCTTCCGATGCGGACGCCGCAGCGGACCAAATCCTCGTCCTGGGGGCAGAGTCCGGCCCAGGCGGCCGCGGCGATCGCCGCGAGCAGCTCGCGGGCCTGATGGGTGATAATTCTGATGCGGTACATGATGGACTCCTTTCGATTTTTAGACACGGATTTCACGGATTCACACGGAAGACCTATTCTTCTCGGAGATCAATCCGTGTCCCTCCGTGTGAATCCGTGTCTGAGTCTCTTCTCCGTGGTGACGTCCTTGGGTTTCCACGATCACGCCGGCGGGCAGCATTCCAGCGACGCTCGGGACTCGCGGCCCGAGTCGTATCTGCCCGGCCCGACCGCACTCGTGCTCGCGAGCGGGGTCCGACATACGCCTTGGGGCCGGCGCGATGAGAGCCCCGCTCAGACGCCGCGGGGGCTGTGAGATCCAAAAAGCCGGCGGCGTCAGGTGTGTGCATCACGATGCGGCCGCCGCCGGGGTCTGTGGACTCAACTGAATGATCAGGCCATCCTTGGCCTTACGTCCCCTGTCGGGGCATCCTGGCTGTGCGATAAGTCGGAGGACCGTATGAGTTGAAAATCCTGGCGGGCCGCCAGGTCTCATGAGTCAAAAGCCCGGCCGCCGTCTGCGTTGATAGTGGCGGCGGCCCGGCTTCGGAGGAGGCATATCACTCCCTGTCCCAGTCTTTCGGCCGGGACAGGGAGGAGGTCGCGGTTGGACCGGCTACCGGTCGAACTTTCACTCGGCGGGGCGTTGGGGCTTGCCCTTCTTGGAGGATATCCGCAGCGACCTCAAGCGCAAACGCGTTGTTCTGAGGAAAAAGGCGGGGCACCGTTGGCCGACGGTGCCCCTGTTGAGCAGGTGCTGCCTGAGCTATGCCATGGGATAGCTGAAATTTACCAAACAATCATACGGGGACACTCATAATCCCTTGGTCCAAGGTTCGAATCCTTGCGGGCCCAGTCGTGGATATCCATTGGTATCCTCACCAGGACGCCGCGTTGAACGCCCGGCGACTCTCGTCCAGGCATTTACGCTGGTCTACATACGTGTAGACCTCTTTGGTGAGCCGATCGCTGGCGTGTCCGAGGATCTCTTGGCAGAAATGGCTCGGCACGCCGGCCTCGGCCATCACCGTGGCCGCGTTCTTCCGCAACGTGTGAAACGTCCCTTCCCGGATCGGCTCGCGGCCGGCCCGCACTCTGCGGGCGTTCGTCGCCACGACGACCCGATCGAGCTCCCGGTGGAAGTTGTTGTACGGATACTTCCTCTGGGTCTCACTCAATCGGCCGATCCTGCCCTGCTGGCGCCGGCAGGTCCGCTCCTTGAGGAACGGATACCGCCAGGGCGCCACCGACCGCAGCCGGCAGAGCAAAGCCCAGAGCTCGTCGCTCATCGGCACCCGCCGATCGGCCTTGCCCTTACTGCCCCACCGCCAGTACTCCCCGGGTCGATCCGGCCGGGCCTGAATCCGCAGCTCCCCGGCATCGAGATCGATATCGTCCCAGCGGAAATTCCAGATCTCGCCGATGCGCGGACCCGTCAGGGCCGTCAGAAAAAAGCCCGTCCACCGCAGCAGTCCGGCGGCATCCGGCCAGCGCAAGGCCTCGATGTCCCGCTCCGGGTTGCCCCGCACGGTGTCCAGCATGTCGCTGATCTCCTCGCGGCTGTAGATGTGGACCTTCTTCTTCGTCGGCTTCATCCGGTGACAATCCCGTGCGGGATTGGCGGCCAGGCGTTTGCCGTCGACGGCCCAGCAGAAGACCTGCCCCGCCGCCGCCACATACGAAAAGATCGTATGCTCCGAAAAGGCCTTGCCGAACCGGCTCACGGCCTCGTCCCGCAGATACCTCTGCATGCGGTCGAAGTCCTCGGATACCACCTCGGCCGCCGGATAGTCCGGGCCCAGCAGGTGCATCAAAACCCGCCAGGCCGTCCGGCACTTCTTCCGGGTCGTTCCCTGGGTTACGGAAGACGCATCAAACTTGTCAAATAGCTCACTCAGCGTGCTATGCTCAGGCATGTAGACCTCCAATCTACGGCACAGCACCAGGCACACCGGCCCGATGCCATTATACCATATTCATGCCCCCTGCTCAGCCGCCGAGCTACGAAAACCTCTATTGGCCCAGACGGGCACTACTTGTCCGGGAAGCCTTGGCGCGGCACCCCTAAAGAGCAACCATTCCGCGTTTCGTCGCGAACCCGGTGGGCTGTCACTTGGACACGCTCCATGCCGTTTTCTGCCGATACCGGCGGTCCGCATCGATTCGCAATAGCGGGGGGAGGATTCGAACCTCCGACCTCTCGGTTATGAGCCGAACGAGCTACCGCTGCTCTACCCCGCAGTGAGGCCCGGCTAGGCCGGGCTGTGACTCGTGTCTTGTGACTCGTCGCTAGTATTCTTCCTCCTCGTCATCGATCATCACCCTCGGAAACACCGCTTCGACGTCACGGGTTTCATGCGGCAACTCCTCACCCAGCGCGTAGGGGCCTGCGTAGAAGTAGGTCTCATCACGGCAGGCCTTGTCTGCTGCCGCCTCGCTGGCGAAGACCCCTTGGAATTCCCACGCCGTCGTTCCGTCACCCGTCTCGCACTCGCCCTTGTACTGGCCAACGATCCACAACTGCATCGTCGGAGGCGTGGTGCCAGCCGGGTCAACCTCCCCGATCAGGCCCAGCAGGCCGTCGACGATCGCCTCGATCTCACCAGGTGCTTCGCTCCGGCAAATCTCCCGTATGGCCGTCAGGCCGTTGCGCACCTTTTTGTTCACGTCGCCAAGATGGTCCCGGCCGCACTGCGAGCCGTAGAGGGCCTCTTGATTCTGTTTCGCCGTCTCGTTCTTCTGAGCACCGACACACGGCTCACCGTGCAGTCCGGCAGGGCAATAGTTGAATATGTCGTTCGGACCGCCGCATCTTGTACACCGCTCACTCATTTCCGTTCTCCACAATCACAACTCGTTCGCCGTTGGCATGGGCTGCTGCGATCGTGGCGTCCATCGCCAGCAGATCCGCATCGCTGCCCTGGGCGACGAAGCGAGAGACCACGACCGCGTCGTCGAATTCCACCGGGATTGGCGTCACGCCGTTGGGGCCGATCGAGCGGCGGAAGACAAAGCCGGTGTCCTCTCGCACGATCACGATCGCCCGGCGATTCTTCGCCACGCAGTAGGCCGTCAGGTACGCCTCCAAGCCCTCCAGCATCGACTGAACTCCTTCCGATTCGTGCTCGATCTCCAATGCCATCGCTGCCTCCATGCCTCTAATCGTGTCTCGTGACCCGTGACCCGTGACCCGTGACCCGTGATTCGCCTATCTGCGTTCATCCGCGTTCATCTTGGGTTCCATACTCCGTGGCCTCCGTGTTCTCCGTGGTTCAAATCAGGTCTGGTCTCTCTCGTCCACCATCACGCCCACCAAATGTTGCTCGTCGGCCGGCGTGAACACGACTGCTTTGACCAGGTATGTGCAGCCTCCGATCGTACATTGTCCGTCCTTCAGTTCTCCGTCGATCCGCCTGCGTTCCGCCGCCGCGCCGGCCATCTCGCCCAACATCAGCGATCCACACAGGACCGCCAGAATCACCATCAGAACCAGCAGTGCGATGATTACCACGATCTACCTCCGTGTTCTCCGTGTTCTCTGTGGCGAAATGTCTTTGCCCGCAGGACCCGGCCGGCAGCGTCCCTGCCGCCGGTCGATCCTGCCGGCTCTGCGTAGACCAGACCGGGACAGGGCCACGAGCTCTGCCCGGCGCGATATCCAAAAAAGCGGCTCCAGGAGCGGAGGGAGAGGAAGCGAGATGACCTGGAGCCGCAGAGAAAGCAAGGCCGGACCGGTAACCGAACTGAGTGTGCAGCTCGATGGATGGTGTTGCCGGCCGGCGGGGATCGATGCACCACGGAGGCACAGAGGGCACGGAGAAGAACCGCCCTGTTCAAATGGATTCGGCTTCCTGCCATTTTTCCCTGTGCCCTCGGCCTACGTGGCGACTGTTGATTGATGAGTTACGATTGAACCGGCGGTTGACCGCAAGTGCCCAAGCACGTCGGCTCTCCGCAACTGCACTCTGGCGTATCCGATATGTCCTCGGGCTCATTCTGCCCATCGAATCTCTCCTGGCAGGCGGCACACCGGAACCGATTGCTACCGAGGTACACGACGCCCGTCTCCCCCGGGTTGATGTCCCGCTCGCACGTGTCACACATGGGACTCGGCGTCGCAGCGGCGGGCAGTTCATATCGACTGACCGGGGCTAGGTGCACGCTCTTGGCCAGGCCGCGGGCGATCTCCTCCGTCGTAGGGGTCATGCAGTAGATGGCGTCCGGGCCATAGATCTGTGTCACCGGCGGCTCGCTGGGGATGTCGATCCGCAGGTATCCCTTGCCCGCAATCTCGACCTCCTGAACGTAGCCGGCCAAACGGCGATGGCCCATCAATTCGAGGATTGTCCACTCCGCAAACGGCTGCTTTCCCTGCTGATCCATGCTCCATAGCCTCCGTGATCTCTGTGGTTTTGAACTTCGTGCTCTTCGTGCCCTTCGTGGTGCAAAATCCGGAATCTGTTAAAATAGGTAAAAGACTCTTGACTCTTGGGCGTCCAAGTCTATAATGACCGTATCATCAACCGGCGGCTCGGAGAGCGGCCGGATCGTTCGCGTCAGACTCGCGCCAACGAGTCTGGGGTGATCTTCATCAGGGAGGGATTCCGCCGCGCTGGACAGATTGCCGTCTGTCGTTGCGCTCGGGTTTTCGAATTTGACTTTCGCATCTTAAGGCCCCTCTCGGCCCCTCCGATATCAGTCCATCCATGAACATCCAACCAATCCATGCCGAGAGTCTAGCGGTACGCGCGTGAGAAGTCAAGGGCAAAATACCGCCAAAGAGGGCGAAAGAGGGCGTGTGTAGGGCCAAATAGGCTTAAGTGTCTACACCGCAAGCACTTGCGTTGATCGGATTTTTTTGATAGGATGGGCACTATGACCGGTGAGAAGACGTCAATTCGGTTCACTCCGGCCGTGAAGCCAATAATGGCATTTTGGAAGCGGAGGGGATGGGAACCCCAAAAGATGGTGAACACCGCCATCGTGGTGTTTCATCTGGCCACCGCAGAGGGGCGAGAGCAGGCTCAGGGAATCGCTTACGGCCCCCCCGACATGCTTCAGCTTCCGGAGGATCCTGCCGCCAACACGGCGGCGGACGCTCGTACTGCCATCGAACAGGTCCGCAACCTCGTGGCCGGCATCGATGAGGCGGGTTACCGGATCCTCAGCGAGACAGAACAGGCGGCCGTCAATGTGATTCGACGGGAGTTGGGCCCCGCGGGCGAGTCCGCGCAGGCACCCAGCGACGCCGAACGGGGTGAACAGTGGGTAGAATCTGCCGCAACCGATGTCTCGCCGCGAAAACAAACTCGGGCGAAGCTGCGTGGAGCATGACCTCGATGTCGCGAATGGCCTGCTCAACACTGGGGGGGTGGAGTGGTACGATGCGCGAACGTAGTGGCGAATCCATTGCTGTCTTACTCCCTCGGGTGATACCTCGCTCGGCCTGCATGACTCCCTCATCGGTCGGGCGAACGGGACATATTATACCCGATCGCGTGATGGATTGCAAGGACAAAATTGGCTGTAATCGTCCACGGGTCGGCCCATGCAACCGGCCGGTGACGTGCAGTACGCCTGGGGTCAGATCCGGGCGGCCTATGGGGCTGGTAGTTGTGCCAACTTCTCACCAGCCCTCTTACAAGCAAACGGCGGGCGTTCTGCTGTTTTCGGAAGGGTTTCGTGAGGATAGGAGAATATGATGAGAAAGCTATTGGGAAAGTTCGTGCGGGATGAGCAGGGCTTGGAGCTGTCGGAGTACGCGATCATGGCGGGGCTGGTGATCGTGATCGCAATCCTTGTGATCACGACAGTCGGTCAGCACATCAACGGGATTTTCGACAAGCTGGCGGCCGCGCTGAGTAACGGAAACAAAGCGCCACAGTGATCAGGTCAGACGCGTAGTCTCCTGGGGGCCGTCTCCTATCCCATCTGGCGACGGCCCCCTGCTATTTTCGCCGCAGATTTCACCACGGAGACACAAAGGGCACGGAGAAGAATTTAGACACGGATTCACACGGAGGGACACGGATTTTGGGGGGATGGAAAAGCCTGCCGGGGCCAGTTTCCCGGCCCCGGCCGCTGGTATAGCCCCAGTGCGGGGCGGTTGAAGCCTACTTGATATAAAGGCCCAGCTTCTTCGCGGCGGCTCGCACCACTTGGCCGAGCAAGACAAGATGCCTCATAGTAAGCTCGGCGGTCTGAATTTCTGCATGGGCGGCTGGGGTGTTGAGACGGTTGTTCCAGCCCCACGGATCACCCCCGGCCAAGTCGCAGGCGATATCGCGAGCCAATTCCCACACGTCGTCGTCCTCGTCGTTCCACTGGCGGTCTCGCTCAGCCACCTTACCAGCCTTGAGTTCGTTCATCGCCGCTCGCCTCGTCTTGGCGGTCACTTCATTGCTGTTGTCGCGTGCGATCCAGCGGGCCCCCATTTGGTACGCATCGAGCTTTTCTCTGAGTGTCATGATTCTGCTCCCTATTCTGAGGTTCTTCAACCGTGCCAGCCACCACAGCCAGCACTACTATGATAGACGGCCTGCCTGCGGGTTCCTTCAAAAAAAATCGGCAAAAATCCGTGTCCCTCCGTGTAAATCCGTGTCTGGTTCTCCGTGGTTGAAGATTCTTCCCGGTCGGGCGTCTGTCCCTGTAGGGATCTGGAATCAATCAATCTGCGTGTGGCACCGGAACGCTGCTTCCGCTTCGGCCTCGATCAGACCCGCCTTGGCTCGATTCTCGGCGGCAAGGGCCTCGGCGATAGCTGCCTGGCAGTTGCAGTTGTCGGCTTGACTGCCTTGGAGCGGCCCCGCAGCCTTCCGGTACATGGCCGCTTGCTCCTCTTGGTGCGCGGCACGTGTGCGGAGTTGTGCTGCTGTGAGCTTGGCTTTTGCGAGTGTGATTTTGGGATCGTCCATCTGTTTGCGCGTGGAACTCATCGTGTGCCTCTCTTTCTCCCCGCGTTGCGAGGTAAAGCCGACCCAAGTTTGCCGGGGCCTGCGGCGTGCCGGCCGCTACAGCCAGCACTACTATGATAGACTTCCGGGGGGCGGGTTCCTTCGACCAAATCCTGGGAAAAGAAAGATTTTCTGCAATTTTCTGCCCTCCCCTGCAATTTTTCGCTTCTCTGCGCTCTCTGTGTCCTCTGTGGCGAAGATTCCTGGCGGTCGTGCGTCTGTCCCTGTAGGAGCGGGTTTCAAACCCGCCCTTACGAAGGGAGGATATCATGACAGCGACGATTTCGGCGTGCGTACTGGCGGCGGCGATAGCGGGGATGGCGGCGGTGGGGATCTGGGCGGCCCGGGCCGCCCGGCGGCAGCGGTGGCTGTACCAGCGGATCGGCATGGCGCCACGGAGACATGAAGAATAGCTTGGACACGGATTCACACGGATTTACACGGACGCAAAAGGGTTAAAATCCGTGGAATCCGTGTAAATCCGTGTCTGATTCTCTGATAAAATCGGTGCGGCGGGAGAGGTCCCGCCGCACCACTGACACGGAGAAACGACTGGCCTATGCCGTTTCGCCGCTGATGGCTCGGTACCAGTTCCAGGGGTCGAAGACCGTGCGGGCCCGCTCCCGGGCAGCGCGACCCTTGGCCGCCAGGAGGTCCGGCGCGACGCCGTTGATGATCCCGGCCGCCTCTTCCCACGATTCGACAAACCAGCCTGTTTCGTCCGTCACGCGATCGGCGGCGCCGTCGCGACGCTCCGTGATCACCGGCAGACCGGCTGCCATGGCCTCCACGATCACCCGCGGGCCCTGATCCGTGTAGCCCGGCGGGAGGAGATATAGGAAGAGGTTGCCCTTCGCGAGAAAATCGGGCACGGGCATTTCCCCATACGGAAGGCGACCCACGCGATCGCAAGGCTCCAGCCAGCTCGGCGCGGGCATGAAGAAGAAGGCCGCGTTCGGGCAGGCATGGACGAGATCCTGCGTCGTGACCGGCCACTTATTGTCGCCCTGGCTGCTGTGACGCACGACGGACAGGCCTGTGCGATAGTCACGCTCCACGGTCAGGAAGGGAGCCAGGTCGACCGCGGGGGCCAGGACTTGGGACGGATGGGACCGATGGGACTTGTGGGACAGGGCCTCCGCCATGGCGGAGGATAAGAAAAGATACTGGTCCCAGTCGTGGCACCAGTCGAGGTCCGGGACCTTGCCGAGCTTGTACGTCAGGGCCATGACCCGCCGCTTTGCGCTCGCCGCGGCCGCGCGGAGCGGGTCGAACTCGGGCAGGTGGGCGTCGTAGACCTGGTCGCTGGCGTACCAGAGCAGGCAGTCGCACGGACTGCTGACCCGATCCGTCTCGATCGCGATGCCCTCGAGGGCGCGACGCAGGGCCTCGCACATCGGCTGACGGGTCGCGATCTCGACCTGCCAATCCCGGGCGCGGAACATGCGGGCGATGCTCACCACCGATCGCTCGGCGCCGCCGAGACACTTGCCGTTCGTCACGATGCGAAGGAGCGGAGCCCGGGACGGATAGGACACAGGGGACCGATGGGACGAATAGAGCTCGATGCCGCGGGCGACGTCGGCCGGGGTGATCAACGTCATGCAGCGACTGACTGGGTAGGCCGGTGTTTCGACCTGGTCCTTGCAGGCCGTGATCGAGTTCTTCCAGCACGCCAGATCCCGGCAGCAGTCGAGCATGCCGACCCGGCTGAGGTAGTAGTGCCCGGGATAACGCGCGAAGGTGTCCGGCTCGCGGCCGCCGGCCAGGACCACGCAGGGCCGCTGCATCGCGGCGGCGATGTGCACGATCGACGAGAGCAGGCCCACACAGCCGGCGGCGTGGCGGACCAAAGCGAAGAGCTGCCGCTCCGTGGTCTGGCCGACCAGGCTGATCACGTTCGGCTCGGCGGCGAAATCGGCATAACAGTCCTTCGCCAGGCCGATCTGCACGAACCGCACGTGCGGAATCGAGCGGATCAGTTCCTGCCAGCTCTCGGTCGGCCAGCGTTTGGAGCCCATATTGTTCGTGTCGGGATTGAAGACCCAGTAGTCGCCCGCGACCGGATGGTAGGCGAGTTCCTCCTCGGACAGATGCAGATCCGGCCGCCAGGGGCCGTCCCTGACGGGCAGGCCGGTCATCCGGCTCCAACCCCAGGCGAAGGCGCGGATCAGGTGCACGCCGTTGGCCTTGCTGCCCTGCGTGGCTTTGCCCGGGCCCACGTTCCAGGCGAAATCGATCTTCTCGGGCTCGGGATCGCCCGGCAGCAGCAGGCCCGCGATGTGCGGATTGTGCCGCCAGACGTCGGGCTTCTCGACGTCGACGAAGATCTCCCACTGCGGGTAGGTGGCCTTCACGTCCCGGACGAAGCTCGTCATGGCCAGGCGATCGCCCAGCAGGCATTGATGGTTGCGAAAGATCACCCGCAGCTTGGCGCTGGGGTCGATGGTGTCGGTGAACTGCATTGTCGTTTTTCCTTTCGTGGGACCTATAGGACCGATGGGACCTATGGGACGGGTGACTGGCCTAAAGCCAGCAGATGTTCGATGGCCTGGACCACGCGGGCCGGGTTTGGCTGCCAGTCGTCGGCGTCGAGCCACTCGACCCGGACGCGATGCGGGTTCCAGGTTTCTTTGTAGCGCCGCTCCAGCGTCTCGCCGTAGCGGGTCTTCGTGTCGCCCCAAGCGACCAGGTCGCAGCCGCAGGCGGACGCCAGGTGCATCGTGCCGCTCGAGCAGCCGACCACCATGTCCGAGGCGGCGATCGTGGCCATCAGGCGATCGAGGGACAGGCCGCGCAGGTCGCGGCACGTGGCCCGTGACTCGTGACCCGTGACCCGTTCGAACAGGTCGGCCGACGTGCCGATGAATCCCACCTTCAGGCCCTGCAGGGCGGCGAGGACCTCGCACCAACGGCAGTAGTTGATGGCGGATTTACGCTGGATGCCCCGGGCGTGGATCAGGACGTCGAACGGCTCCCCGTCATCGGGGTTGCCGTAGCGCACGTGCTCGAAGCCGGGGCCGTCGCTGCGGTACAGGGCGTAGCCTTTCGGATAGTCCAGGCTCCGCTGTGTGCCGCCGTGGTCGCGGAACTGTGTCGCGAAGTCCGCGTAGAGGGCGCGGCTGGCGCCGAAGCTGGTGATCACCGCGCCGCCTGCCTCGCGCGATCGCGCCCGGCACCAGGGGGCCCAGCTCATCACCTCCCAGCCGAACTCGCCGAACCAGGCAGGCAGGACCAGGGGACGGATAAGACCGATGGGGGTCATGGGACCTCCAGCGGCTCGGCGGGAGTGCCCTTCTCGAAGACGACCAGGCCGCGGTCGCGGGACGGCGGGGTCCGGGCGACCTGATGGATCAGGCGATCCGGGCCCTGGGGACTATTGAGATTGTCGTCCCGGACGCAGATCTCGACCGCCCTGCGGATGTCCGGCGCGACGCCCTTGCCGCCGTCGATGTCGTGGAAGGCGATCCGGCCGCCCTGGCGGACGAACCGGCCCCAGAAGATGTAATCCGCGATGGCCCGGCTCGTGCGGTGGTCGCCGTCGATCAGCAGTACGTCGATCGGGCAGGGAACCTCGGCCAGCGGGACCCAGGGCGAGAAATACCGCAGCGGCGTGATGACGCTCGCCACGGCGAGGTCGTGGACATTCTGCAGCCAGCGACCGGTCGGGACCGGCTCCACGCAGAAGAGCTGCGCGCCGTGCTCTTTTGCCCACAGGCCCATGGCCAGCGTGCTGCAGCCGTCTTTGGAGCCGATCTCCACGATGGTCTTGGCACCGACCGCGGCGCAGGTCTCGACCAGCAGGCGGAGATCGTGCTCCGTCATGCGGCGATTGCCCCGGGCGAGCAGGTCGGCGTAATCGATGGGTGTTTCCATGTCGTTTTCTCCGTTAATCTGTCCCCGCGCAGCGGGGAACCCCTTCGTCCCATCCGTCCTATGTGTCCCATGCCCGATAGGACCGATGAGACGGATAGGACCTATCGGACACGCCGGCGGCTTTGCGCGTGCTCAGGAGGAGCTGCTGCTCGACGTCGAGAAACTCGACGAGCTGCTGCTGGAGGAGCTGGCCGAGAAGAAGCGCGTGCCGCTGATCCATTGGCCCGCCTCCAGTCGCTCGATATGCACGACGTTGGTCCCGTCGACGCGAATCCGCACGTTGGTCTTGAGTTGCGTGATGTCCGCCATGACTATGCTCCGGCACTCGATGAGGAACTGCTCGAACTGCTGCTGGAGGAGACCGAGGAACTCGAGGAGGAGGACGCCGAGCCCCAGGTCTGCATGTCCTTCCAGACGCCCGCCTCGTACCGCTGGAGGCGGGTGACGTTGTTGGCGTCCACATAGATCCGCGTGCCGTTCTTGAGCGAGACCACCCCGTCCAGGGGCGTGCTCGTGATCTGCTCGACGCCCGGCGGGTTGGCGTTCTCGACCTGGGCCTGCGTCGCGGGGGCAATCACGCTCGTCGTGCCCCGCCGGGCCCGGCTGACGCCCACGTCCGAGACGATCACCGGGGCGGTGTCGTCGGCATCGAAGAGCCGCGAATCGTACGTCACCAGGTCCACCACGAACTCGTGATCGCCGCTGCGGCGGAGGTTCACGATCTCGAACTGGTCATCCTTGATGGCGTCCGGACCGAAGAGGTACACATTGCCCGCCGCCGGCGTGACCGTCGACCAGTCTTCGCCGATCTGGAGGGTCCGGCCGTCGATCCAGGCGACGGTGTGGCTCTCCAGGGCCCAGGACTGCGTCGCCGGGTTGTAGGCCTGGACGATGATGCGGTCCGCCTGCGAGCGCCGCACATCCCGATCGATCCGCAGCCGCCGGCCGCTGACCTGCTGGAGCCGGCCGCCCCAGGACCGGCCCGGCCGCTGGGCGTAGACCGGGTCGCCCACTTCCAGGATCCAGCCGTCGAACTGCATCGTGCGGCGCAATTGCCGCGTGACGTACTGATTGCGCTTCAGCTCGAAATTCATGATCCGCACGGCCCGGGACTGCTTCGTGACGCCGTTGACCTGCAGGGTGACCTTGTGATTGTTCTGGACCGCCGGGTTCCGCACGAGGATCGGCGTGCGGTCGTAGTCGGCCAGGGCGTCGCGATAGTGGACCTCGATCTCCGAGGCCCGCTCGTCGGCGGGGATCAGGGTCTCGCGGCCGTTGCGGCGGCCGTTGCCGTCGCACAGGAGGGCCACGGGCGTGCGGCTCGTATCGATCTGGACATAGGGTTGATTGCCCCGCCAGAGCAGATGACAGCGGCTCACGGCGCAGATCTCCGTCACCGCGTCGCCGACCGAGCTGTCGGTGTCGAAGAAGCCGTCGAACGTGAGCCGCTTTTCCGTGCCGCCCGCCCCGTCGGCGACCAGAGCGTCGGCGTAGGACTCCAGCGTGGCGAACGTGCCCAGGATCGGGTCTGTCGGCAGACAGGGGCCCCGGTATTCCTCGATCGCGTAGGCCGTGCCGCTGCCGTCGCCCGAGATCACCGGCATGGTGAGTACGTCGAACAGCACGTGGGCCGGGTTGTCGCTGAACTCCAGCGTCGTGCCGCCGGTCATGTCGGTATTGACGATCGCGCCATCCAGCTCGACCGAGACATCGAGCGAGCCGCTCAGTTCCTTCGTGGCCAGGGCACTGACCTGCAGGACGGCCCGGCCGGGAAAGGTGAAGCCGATACTGAGGATCTCGCGGACGCTGTAGATCTTCAGGTCCGCGCCGTGGCGGGTCGCCTCTTCGCCGGAGTAGTCGCCGGTGGTCTTGGTGACGCGGACGTCGTACTGGCTGCCCCGCGCGATCGTCACGGGCGCACCGCCGGTGTAGGCGGTGTCGCTGCGGAAGGTGCGGCGCACGGCGTAGTAGCTGTAGCCCCAGACGTTGCCGGCGAACAGCGTGCCCCAGGCCCCCGTGCCGGCGACCGCCAGCTCGATTTTGACGCCGACGGCGTAGGTGTCCACATTGCCGTCCTGATGGCGATCGAAGATCCCCTGCGGGAACTCCAGTACGACCTCCAGCACGTCGAAATGCTTGTCCGGCGTGGTGTATGTTTTGGCGCCGTCGGCCAGCGTCACCGGCATCCCGACGGGGATCTCGACGGGCATCTCGCCGGCGAACTTGCTGCAGGCGGTCTGCGTCAGCAGGCCGCGGCGAAACTCCGTCGCCACGTTGGTCCAACTGGTCGCGGGCTGGCCGTTGATCAAGACGGAATCCGCGACCAGCCCCTCGACCGGGCCCTCGCCGTAGTCGATCAGCAGATTCAGACGCTGCTCGCTCTTGGTGACCGCCGCCTGGGCCCCGCTGACCGTGTTGACCTCCTCGGTGTAGCAGGCGATGATATTGCCGTGCAGCCGGTTGCGCCCGAAGGATTTCGGCATCGAGCCGCCGGCCCGCTGGAGGGTCTGCGGGTTCCAGGCGTAGGCCTGGGAGCCTTCGGGGCCCTTGGGCTGACTGGCCGCCAGCTCGCGCGAGATGATCATGCCGCCGGCGATCGTCACGACGGCCGTGAACGCCGTGGCCCAGCCGGCCGACAGGGCCAGCCCGGCAGGGCCGGCCACGATCGTGGCGGCGACCGCCAGGGCGATCATCGCGACACTCGTCCAGATGGATCGTTGTTGCGCCGGCATCAGCAGGCCTCCGGAAGAAGGTTCGCCACAGAGGCACAGAGGGCACGGAGGCAGGCAAGACCTGTTTCTGGGTTTTCCCCTCTTTGAGCCAGGTGGTTACAATCCGTGTTCATCCGTGTGAATCCGTGTCTTAAACTCTTCTCTGTGCTCTCTGTGTGGTTAAACGACTCTCAGACTCTGCGGGGAGAGGCCCGGCGTGCCGCCGAAGCGGGCGGCGTTGCCGAGTTGCCGGCACCGCTCCAGCGTGTACGTGCCGCAGGCGAACTCCGCGCCCGCGTAGCCGCACAGGGCCCCTTTGAACCGGACCTCGCACAGGTGCGGCATGTACCGGCGGAAGGGGAAGCGATGGCGGTAGAGGTTCGGGCCGCCGATCTCGAACTCGATCGTCTCGTCGTCGTCACTGTGGCCGCGGATGTCGTAGGTCGTCGTGAACTGCGTGTAGTCGGCGGCCAGGTCCGCCGTGCTGACCAGGGCGGCCGTAACCGTCTGGCCCTCCAGGCCGCCCGAGCGGCGGAGCCACTGGACCAGTTCGCCCGAGACGTTCGACAGCCGCAGCAGGTAGCTCGGCATGCGGGCCTGCTTGCCCAGCTCCACGATCTCCGGCTCGAAGCTGCTCGCCCCATAGACATTGCCGGCGTAGGGGACCGGCTCGGTATTGTTGGCGATCCGGTACATCCGGCCCTGGGGCAGCGTGAAACTGAGCAACTCGACCCAGACCGAAGCGGTGCGGACCTTGGCCAGGTCCTGGAGCAGATCGCCGGGGATGGTTTTCATGAATAGACTCCTGTCAAATAGCCGTCGGCGAGGTGCTCGATCAGCGTCATCTCCGCGTGATGCTTGTCCGGCTGGCGGGGCTCGCGCGACCAGATCGGCGGGGTTTCGGGGTCGAAGCTCAGGAGATACGTCTGGCCGCTCTTGGGATGAGTCCACTCCCAGACCTGCACGGGACCGGCCGCCGTGGTCAGGTAGAACCGGGCCAGCGTGCGGCGGTCCGCCTGGGTCATGTAGCTGACGCTCAGTCGCACGCGATGACTCGCCTTGTACGCGATCGCACGGACCAGCCGGCGGCCCTGATTCGGATCCGAGGCGAGCTGACCGGCGTCGGCAATGTCCTCGCCGATCGACAGGTCTACGCCCTTACTCAGTGTGGGAAAGACCAGCGGGGCCACGCTGCTGCAGCTCGATGAACTGAACGAATAGCTGCTCGATGAGGATTGCGAGGACGAAGACAGCGACGAAGAAGAGAAGGAGGACGAGGAACTGCTGAAACTGATCGAGGAAGAGGACGACGAGGAGTTGCTGCTGGACGAAGCGCCGTACGTCCCGGCGCGAATCTGATCGATCTCGTCGGCGGTCAGGACATCTTTACAGACTACCATCTCGTCCATGAGCCCGTCGAATAGCCATCCCCCACCCGTACTTCCGCCGATAGTAACAACCGTGGTGTCAACGACAATGCTCCCCGTGCCAGTTCCGGTCTTGTCCGCCGCCGCAAGGGCTCCCGCTGTGTCATCCCAAACGCGAATCCGGTACGTCTTGCCCGTATCCTCGTACGTCATACCGATGTGATACCATCGGCCGGTTACCAGAACCGCAGTGTGTTCAAATACCTGCCAGCCCCCGTTATTGATACAGACTTGCACCTTCGTGGAACTGAGGCGGAGCCAATAGCCGTTCTTGAAGATGAATGTGTGGTTCGAGCTGGTAGTCTCGAATTTCGCCCACACGCACACACTAAAGGTCCGATTCGTCGTGCCATTCTTGCAGGGGAAACCGGCGGACAGGGAGGCGTCGGCGATGGAGTAGTATTGCGAATTATCCTTCTCAAAGTCCGCACTCGCACCACCCTCCTTCTTGTTGGTCGTGTCGGCCGTCGGTGCAGAGGCCGAGGCCGTCAGGGTGTTCGAGCCCTTGGAGTCGGTGGTCAGGGCCCCGTTCTCGAAGCGCCATAAGGCAACGCAGTTGGCATCGCTGGAAAAATTGTTCGCCATGCACGTCCCTACGAATCGTAATACTGTGCCCCATACTGGCCGCTGCCGTAGGAGCCGGCGCAGTCCTCGAGCAGGACAGCGTCCAGACGGAACTTGCCCGGGCAACGCTCCTCATGCGCGAACCGGGGCGGCTCATCCGGATCCCAACGGACGAGCCAGGTCTGATTCATGCCCCGCTCGACGAACGCGAACGTATATTTGCTCCGCTGGCAGTCGATGTGATAGAACCGCTCCAAGGCCATCCGATCATCGAGCGTCAGCAACCGATAGCGAATCCGCCAGCGGTGCGGCCTGCGCGTGTAGCGCGGGCGGATCTTCACCTGGCCATTGCCCATGGGTATGGTGACGTCATGGGCCCCGGCCAGCTCCTGCGTGTCGAACTCGACGCCCTTACTCAGCGTGGGCCATGCCAGCGGAACGAAGCTGCTGCTGGAGGAGTCCGAGGACGAAGAGGAGAGCGACGCGCTCGACGACGACGACAAGCTCGACGAGGACGAGGAGGACGAGGAAGAGCCGCCGGCGCGGATGGTGTCGATTTCAGTGGGAGTGAGGATATCGTTGAAGATCACCACCTCGTCGATCCAGCCGTCGAAGCAGTGGGAGGCAAAGCCGGCGGCCGAGCCGATGTAAAACGGCGTATTCGCCGGCGTGCCGATGTTGTAGGTCCCCGTTCCGGTGGCGTCCGCCGCCAGCAGGGCCTGGGCGGTGTCGTCCCAGACGCGAATCCGCCAGGCCTTGGTGTCGTCCCGGTAGGTGACTCCCACGTGATACCAGCGGTCCGTTTGCAAGACGGTGCCGAAAGAATACGTCTCCCACCCCATCGCACCGTCGCCGATCAGCCACTGCAGGGTGGCGTCGTTGACCCGCAACCAGAAACAACTGGAGTAGCCGCCCGCCTTATTGACGAAGGTGCAACTGGCGTTCAGGGACTCGAGCTTGATCCAGCAGGTGATGGAGAGGGTCTTGTTCGTCGTGCCACTCTTGCCGGGAAAGCCCGCGTCCAGATAGGCATCGGCAAGGCTGAAGAACTGGGAAAGGCTCCGGTCGAAGTGGGCCGACGCGGAGAACTCCCGGTAATCGAACGGGTTGGCGGTCGGCGTCTGATCTTCCGTAGGGCTGAGCAGCGGTTCGTTCGTGCCCTTGGAGTCCGCCGTCAGAGCGTCGGCCTGAAAGCGGTATCGTGCTACGCAGTTGGCATCGCCGGCGAAATTGTACATCAGCCCCGCCCTCCGAACCGGTCGCGGATCGGGCCGCCCGTCTGCTGGTCGCGCAGGACGACGCTGACGATGTACTCGTCCAGCGAGAACTCGGCCGAGACCTCGGGCTCGGCCATCGCCGTGCCCGTCTGGTTCGAGAAGTTCACCGTGACGTTCGGACGCACGGAGCCGCCGGAGGCGGGGACGCTCTCGGCCGATGCGCCGCCGACCGTGCCGCCCTCGTGATAACTCAGGACCGATGCCAGCCGATCGGCGCGGCGGACCTCGGCGCGGCTCTGGATCCGCTCGCCCACCTGGGCGACGATCAGCCGCTCATCGGGCCGCAGATTCTGCATCGCGGCCTCCACGAGCCCCCGGGGCAGCTCCCGCGTGGCACTCGCCGCGCCGACGCTGCGGCCGTCATGGTGCACCGCGACCGCGACGCCGTCGGTGCCGACCAGGCCGCCGCCGTGGAACTGGTGCACGCCGCCGGCGCCCGGAGTGCCCGCGTTGACCTTGGGCGCGGCAGGGGTGATCCCGAGGACGGACTTAAGTCCGACGCCGAGAGCATCGGTCGCCGGCTGCATGATGAACTCGTTGATCGTGCCGCGGGCCAGGCTCTTGAGGAATTGATCGGCAGCGTCCGCGGCGCTCTCGAAGTTCATGGCCACATCGGTCAGCGTCGAGGCCAGATCATCCATCTGGCGATTGACGAACTCGGCCTTCTGGAGGTCTTCAAGCTTCTGGCGGTACTCGTCTATCTTTTGGCCCTGGGCGTCGAGATCGTCGGCGTAGGCCTGGCGGACCTTACGCTCGTAATCCACCATGCGGCCCGCGCGGTCGTGGCTGTCGCTCAGGCGGCCGATGATCTCCGTCTCGCGGTCGAGGGCCGAGTCCATCGCCTCGACCTCCGTGCGGGCCTCCCGCGCTTCGGCGGCCTTCTCCTGGTAGCGCACGGCATCGAGGGCCGCGCCGTAGCGGCGGACCGCGTCCTCGTACTCCTTGCCGCCTTCGCCGCCGAAGGCGGTCGCCGCCTGCTCGGCGAAGGCCAGCCGCTCCTTCGGCCGGTAGACGCCCGCCTGCGTCTGCTGGAGGATCTGCGCCTGACGCTCCATGTCCGCGATCAGGTCCTCGACGCGACTGATCTCCTTCACCTGCTCGATATCGGGACCGACGGGGCGGGGCAGCGCCCTGCGAGGAACGAAGGGACCCGGCAGACCCAGAGGGCTGGGGACCTGCAGATAATCCAGACTGAACCGCTGGGCCGCGATCCGTTGATTCGCTTCGGCGGCACGCTTGCGGACCCCGGCATAGAAGTCCTCCACGTTCTTGACGTTCTGCGGCGCGGCCGCCTGATTGGCTTGGGTGGGATCGAAGGCGGGGGCGTACATCTGGCGGATCTGCTTTTCGATGGCGTCATACCGGTCCGGGAAAGAGGCCGTCGCACGCCGCTTCCAGAGCGGGGCCAGCCAGGGGTTCTTGCCTTCCCGCTGCATCTGGACTTCGTAGACGTCCCGCGTCTGCTGGCCGATCTCTCTCTCGAAGGACCGCGTGTAGGCCACGTCGCCGCCCACACGCTTGAGGTTGTCGATCGTCAGGAGGATGTCGAGCACCTTCGCTGCGGCGATGGCCGCCGACTCCATGGCCGTGGTCACGATCTCGCCGAATCCGCCGCCCGCCGTGGCGGCGTCGACCAGGCCGGTGGCGAGCGCTTCGAAGTACGGGGCCAGCTCGATCACGCCGCGCTTCAGCACACCGCCCGCGATCGCGGCGATCCGGGCCATGGCGTCGCGGGCCTCCTCGACCTTGGCCGCGTCCAGACGGCTGATGGCCAGACCGAGCTTCTCGGCCTCCTGCTGCGAGTCCCGCATCGAGGCCGCGCCCCGCTGCAGGAGATTGATCATTTCGAGGTTGCCCCGGCCGAACAGATCCTGCGCCAGCCGCACGCGGTCGACCTGGCTGGGCACGGCCGCGAAGGCGTCGGCCAGGTCGTAGAGCATCTGCTGGGGCGTCGCGGCCGCGAGCTTGCGGGCATCGAGACCCAGTTCGGCGAGCGCCGTGCGGGCGGGACCCGCCGAGCGGGCCGCTTCGCCCACCGTGTTGCTCAGACGCTCCAGGGACCCTTGGAAGGCGTCCACGTCTACGCCCGCCGCCTGGGCCGCGTAGCGGAGCGTGGAGAGGTCCTCCGTGGGCATGGCCAGCCGGTCGGAGGCCTTGGCCAGCTCATCCACCGAGCGGGCCGCCGACTGGATCTCGCGGACGGCGGCATAGACGCCGACGCCGCCGAGGGCGATGCCGAAACCCTTCTTGAGCAGACCCTGGACGCCGAGGACTTCTTTCTCGATCCCCTTCATCGAGCCGGCCACACCGGCGGCGCCGGTGCGCGTGGAGTCCTTGACGATGAACTCGATTCCGGATCGTTGCCAGCTTTCTGCCATGATTGATGCCCCTCGTACGGGCGGGTTCCAAACCCGCCCCTACCGCGTCCATTTCGCCCCGGCCGCCGCGTCGAAGCGGGCGACCTCGTCTGCGCCGTCAGCGGGCTCGGACTCTCGTTCCCCGAGACTCTTCAGGCGGAACTCCTCGAGCTTGACGGGGCCCGCCTTCGCCGAACGCAGACAGGCGACCAGGTGCATCGTCATCTTCGCCGCCCGCAGATCCTCGCGCCGCTCGCCGAAGGCGCTGAGCTGATCGAGGATCTTGAGCTCGGCGAGCTCGTAGGTTCCGATCTCGGCTAGGAGCTCGCGCCGGGTTTGTCCTCGGGCGAGGGCGATCCGCCACTCGGCGGCGTACTCGGGGTTAGTGAGTTTTTTAGGAGGTCCTCTTCCTGGCCGCCGGCCAGGCCGCAGCATTCCAGGACCGCCATGGCGCCACGCTCGAGCAGGTGGACCGGCCAGATCGCCAGCCAGTTGAAATCACCCTGGTCGAAGAACCGCAGGCCCTGTTCGTCCCGCGCGGCGGCGATGATCAGGCGGGCCGCGTAGCCCTTGCGGGTCTTGTCGAGCTCGCCCCACTCCTCGCCGTTGAGTTCTTCGAAGAGGATCTCGCCGCCGAGCTCGGGGAAGGGGACCGTTTTCTGCCGCAGCTTGACCTGCTTGCGACACTGCTGCTTTGTCAAAAGAGCCATTGTCGTTTCTCCGTCAACCTGTCCCCGCGAAGCGGGGAACCCATTCGTCCCATCTGTCCTATGAGTCCTATGTCCGATAGGACCGATGGGACGGATAGGACCTATCGGACACACCTGCGGCTGTGCCGCGCGCTTACGAGGAGCTGCTGCTGCTCGACGTGGAACTGCTGCTGGAACTGCTCTTGATCTCGCCGGTGATTTTGATCTCCAGGTCGTATTCGACGAGCTGGTCGTACGGGCCGGTCAGGCCGCAGCGCGTGATGAAGCCCCAGAACCAGCGGCGGGCGCCGCTGGCGAACTGGGCCTTCCAGCATTCCGTCACGCGGTTCTTCGCGGCCTTGACGATCGCCCAGGCGTAGGTGTCGTTGTAGACCATGCTGAACGTCACCGATTCCGAGTTGATCAGGCCGGCCTCGAACGTGCGGTGATAGCCCGCGGTGTCGGCGTCGGTGTTTTCGATCGCGTCGACCGTGGGGCCGCCGAAGGTGAAATTCCGGGCGTGGCCGATCAGGCCGGTGACGCTGCCGGTGAGCGTGATTCCCTTGCCGAGCATGATGCTCTCCTTTCTGCGCGCCGCTGGCCCGGCCCACCGTGGTTATCGTTTGTTCGTTTCCATATTCGTGCGGCCCGTAGTGAACGTGACCGTGATGAGCAATGTCTCCCCGCCGATCTGGCGGGCCAGGCGAATTTCCTCGCTGACCGAGCTGGTGCCGACGATCCGCAGGCCCTCGTAGTCGGCGTTGTCCGACGCGTCGATATCCCCCGCCAAGGCCTCGATGAGGTCCGCCATCACGCGATTGGCCTCGGTCTCGTAGGTCGTCGTCGCGGTGTCCGACTCGACCACGGCCAGGGTGATCTCGTAATCCTGCTCGCAGATGAGCGTGCCGCCGGTGGGGTCGGCGTCCTCGTGGATCACCCGCAGATCGGTCTGGCGGACGATCGCGGTGAGGCTCTTCGTGACTTCGTCCACCCAGTGGACCCGCTTGGGGCGGACCGCGGTGACCCCGCTGACCGTGTTGACGATCGCCAGGATGCGGGCACTGATCTTTTCACGGATCGTGAGGGCCATCAGATCCCCCTCTGCAGGAACCAGGTCATTTTGGATTCGATCTCGCGGTTCAGTTGGGCGGCGCCCTCGACCTGCAGGGGAACGAGGAAGGTCATCCGCATCACGGTGCCCAGCCGCTCCCGCTGCTCGTAGATCGGCTTTTCGCTCGTGTACTTGTACCAGCCGAACCGATTGCGCCCGACGTGCTCCGTGCGGCGGACCGCCACGCCCGGCTTGACCACGCGGGCGCGGACGAAGACGCCCCGGTGCCCGCTGGGCATCGTCGCGATGAAGTGCCGCGGATAGCCGAGCGAGACGCCCGAGGGGAAGGCGACGCTGACGCGGGCCTTGCGACTGCGGGACAGGGCGAACTTGCCGATCGGCACGCGGCGGTTCTGGATCTCGACCTGGGCGTTGAGCTTGGTGCGATTGGCCTTGTCGGTCCGCAGCAGCAAGTCGGCCCGGCGGGCCTTGAGCCGGCACTGGCTCGCGACCTCGCGGCGCATCCGCGTGCGGGTCCAGGCGGCCGTGCGATTGAGGGCCGGGGCCGCCACGCGGGCCAGCATGGCCGGAATTCCTTTCGCCTGGCCTGCGAGGGCCTTGATGCCGCGATCGTCGTAATGGACCTGGAGCAGCTCGTCCGCCATCAGCACACCTCCACGGTCACGAAGCCGGCGTTGGCGGAAATCAGCGACGTGATCCGGCCGGTCCGCGCCGTGCCGCCGGGCTTCGGCTGCCAGGCGATCGTGTCGCCGCCGGTGTCCAGGGTCGCGGCGGCCAGGCCCAGGGTCGCATGCTCCCGGGCTTTGATTTGGGCGAAGGGCACCCGCAGATCCGGATGAATTCCGAGCCGCTGCACGACGACGCTGATGACGCGGGCCGCGCCGCCCCGGGGCGTGTAGGTCACGCTCTCGGCGCCGAGGCACTCCGGCATCGCTGCGGCCGCCAACTGCATGGTGGTGTCGAAATCGGTCATGGTGTCCCCGTCATCACCTCTCGTTGGTCGTATGCTCTTTCAAAATCGTCTTGATCTCAAGGAGACTGGCGTCGATCGAGAGCAGGCGGGTCCGCACCTCCACGACGCAGTCGTGGTCCGCCTTCTGGTCGGTCTGCAATTGCTTGATATCCTCGGCCGCCCGGGAGACCGCCGAGAGATTCGTGCCCCAGCCCACGCCCCAGCCGAGCAGGAGCATCCCGATCGACAGGGCCGACGTCAGCCACCATTTGCCGTTCGCCACGTCATCACCTCCACAAGTGCGGAAGGGGCGGGGACGAGCCCCGCCCCGTGTTGCACACATCACGCCATCACGCCGGTCACGTATCGATCAGCATGAGGTGGGCGAAATAGGGGTCGATGATCTTCTCCTGGATATAGTCTTCCACCCGGTAGATCTCCGACTTCGTCTGCTCCTCGCGGTACTGCTCGGGCGCGCCGTCGACGTTGCTCTCCATGTCACGCCACCGGAGCGTCCGGCCGACGCAGGGCGTGGTGATCGGCGAGCCCGGGCCCTCGGCGACCCGGGCGACCATCGCGTAATCGTCCGGCCAGATGTCCGAGCCGCTGAAGCTCTGGCCCTCGTCCGCCGTGTTGTAGACCGCATCGCCGACGATCAGCTTCGAGAGGCCGAACAGGCTGGCGAGCTGGGTGCGGAGCAGCTCCACGGTCACCAGGACGTTCTGCTGGAAGCGGGCCTTGATGGCCGTGTTCTTGATCATGTTGTTGACCGCCCCCTCGCCGACGATCAGGGCGTTGGGCTTAACACCGGTGCCCGCGCGGACCTTCTCCTTGGCGGCAACCACGTCGCCGATGATGTCCGAGGCGATGTTGTCCCAGTCCGTGCTCGTGTCGGTGTAGAGCGGGGCGCCCGTCCAGGTCGTGGTGTTGAAGATAGCGGCCTTGACCCGCAGTTCGCGGGCGATCTTCATCCGCAGGCGCAGGACGGCGATCTTTTCGAGCTCGACCTGGAAATCGTCCACATACCGCCGCCGCTCGGTGTCGGTGATCGGGATCTCCAGACCGTAATTCTTGCACAGGTACGACAGGTCCTCGCCCGTGATGTCGATCCGGTTGAAGCCGCCGCCCTCGGCCCGCAGCGTGTCGTCGCTCCGCATGTTCTCCCGCGTGATCACGGTGATCGTCGCGGCCTCTTTCTGGACGCCGTAGGGCACGAGGATCTGATCGGCGATGAACGTCATGCCTTCGGGCTCGAACTCGTGGAAGGCTTCGCCCAGGTCCCCCCGGGGCGTCGCGTAGGTGCTGTAAGTAATCATGGGATAATTCTCCTTGGAATCCGCCGGCGGGCCGGCCAACTACGTTTCACTCCTGCCCGGCGACTACGCGCCGGCACTGCTGGAACTGGACGAGGAGAGACTCGATGAGCTGCTCGAACTCGACTCCGAAGACGAAGACGACGAAGACGACGATGAGGAGCTGCTCGACTGGGGCGTCAGGCCCGGGTGAGTGTAGACCTCCAGAACGCTGCCGTCGCCGCTGGCCGACTCGCAGGCCGTGCCGATCACGAGCGTGCCGGTGGCGGCCACCTTGCCGTCGGCGGCGGCGTAGGTGCGCTTGCTGACCAGGACCGCGCCCGAGGCCACCATGCGGTGCGTGCCCCCATGGCAATAATCCCGGACCGTGACGTGACTGCCGGCGGCCGCTTTCTTGAGCGTCGTGCCGATGCCGTACTCGGCGTCGTCGGCGTAGTAGGCCTTGCCGCCGGTGACACAGACCCGGCGGTATTGCTCCAGGGCCTCGCCGGCTTCGATACTCGCCGGACTGTTTCTTTCCTGTGACATGATCGATCTCCTTCGTACGGGCGCGTTTCAAACCCGCCCCTACATGGCATGGCGTCCCGGGGCTATCAGCCGGCGCTCGACGAACTGGAGGACTGCACCGTCAGACCGGGGTGCGGCCAGACCTCGAACACGCTGCCGTTGCCGCTGGCCCCTTCGACCGCCGTCCCGATCACCAGCGTGCCGGTTGCGGCCACCTTGCCGTCGGCGGCGGCGTAGGTGCGCTTGCTGACCAGGACCGCGCCCGAGGCCACCATGCGGTGGGAGCCGCCGTGACGGTAATCCCGGACCGAGACATGGCTGCCGGCGGCCACTTTCTTGAGCGTCGTGCCGATGCCGTACTCGGCGTCGTCGGCGTAGTAGACCTTGCCGCCCGTCAGGCAGACCCGGCGATACTGCTCCAGGTCCTCGCCGGCCTCGAAACTGACCGGGCTGTTTCTTTCCTGTGACATGATCCATCTCCTTCGTGTAGGCGGTTTTCAGACCCGCCCCCACACCGATTTGCCCGGCACGACGGCCGGGGCCGTTTAGGCTTTGACCCGCTCCACCTTGCCGCGGACCGGGCGGCCCTGGGCCAGGCACCGGGACAGGTACTGCTCGTGCAACTGCGGCTGCGCGCGGCGGACCGCCTGCATCGCTTCGGTCATGGAACACCGGTGCTCCGCCGCGTATTGGCGGCTGACGGCGAGGAAGTCCGGGCCGGCCGAGGCGGATTCGTTGCCCTCGGCGTTCTGCTGGCCGATCCGGCCGTCGGCGCCCGTGGCGGCAACCGCGGCGTTCTGCGTGCGCTTGAGCATGAGGGCGTGGGTAGCCTTCGCGGCGTCCAGCGACATGCCGGATTCGTGGCTCGTGACGGCGTACTCCAGGTCGTCGGGGAATGCCGCCTTGAATTCCGCGAGCCTCTTACGCTCCGCGTCGCGCCCCTTGGCCTCGATCGCGGCGGTATCCGGGGCCGCGGACTGGGCTTGCTGATTCTGATTTTCCATCGGTTGATCTCCTGACTGAGGAATGGATGATTGACTGGTTGCGTTGGACGATGCACCGGCAGAGGCAGCCTCGCCGAGTGAGTCGATCAGTTTGTTGGACAGCGCCGCCTTCGCCTCCCACAGGCGGCCGGTGGCCAGGGCCTGAGCGTCGGCTAGGGGAAGGCCTCGACCGTCAGCCACGGCTTGCACAAAATTGCCGGCGATGCCGTCAATGACCTCGCGCATCGCCGCGATCTGCGCGTCCGTGATCGGGGCGCCGAATACTCCCATGCCCTTGTGCTCTCCACTGGCGATGACATGGACCTTGACTCCGTCCTGTGCCGCCATCTGGCTGGCGTCGTAGTACACGGTATAGACCCCGATCGAGCCGACTTCGGCGTTCAGGTCCGCCGCGATCGACTGCGCCTGACTGGCGAGCCAGTAGGCCGCCGACGCGGCGAGGTCCTGGACCTGGGCCGTGACCGGCTTGCTGGCGCGAGCCGTCTTGATCGCGCGGGCGGCGTCGAGGACCCCGGCGACCGTCCCGCCCGGCGAATCGATCTCCAGGCGAATCTGTTTGACGTCCGCGGCCGCGGCGGCCTGGCTGACCAGGGCGGCGATCTGACCGTAGCTGCTGGCATCGATTCCGAAGAACGCCATCCAGGAGGGGACCGTCTTGAGCAGGATGCCCTTGATCGGAATCACCGCCGTGCCGTTGATCACGGAGAGCTTCGGCTGGCTCTGCTGGACCTGAATCTGGGCGACGGCGGCGACCTTATCGCCCATCCTGGAGAGCCGCGAGAACAGGGCCTGCAGCCGATGCGGCTCCATGGCCCAGAGCTCGGCGGCCATCTCGGCCAGCATCGTGGTCTGGTATGCGTCACTGGTCATCGGACTTCTCCTCTTCAGCCGGCTCGTCGTCGTCGGGCTTGTCCTCTTCGGGCGGTTGCCGGCCGGGGGCGGGCTTATCCTCGGTGGCGGCGACCGGGGCACTCGTCGGGGCGGCCAAGCCGGCGAAGATCTGCCACGGGACCCTGGACCCCGGGAACTTCTTCTCGATGGTCTGCGCCATCTGGATCGCGTCCTCGACCTCCTGCTGCCGCGTACTCAGGACGTCCTCGCGGTCGAGCTTCTGGCTCTTGCACACGTGGGCATGCGTGGTCAGCGTGCGATCGAGCTTGGCGGCGTGGGCCTGGGCCTCCTTGAGCTGGTCGAGCCACGGGAAGGTCGGGCGAATCCATTCGTATGTCGGCGTGCCGTCAGTCCGTACGCCGCTCCGCAATTCGGCGAGCGCACGCGGGCCGATCTCCGCGGACCAGTGGTCGAGTTTCCAGTTGAGCACCGGCGTATAGAACTGCTCTTCGAGCACGTCCTGGTAGGTCTGGAAGGTCTCGAAGGCCTGCTCCAGCACAGCGCGGGACTGGGAATAGTTGCTCCCCGTCCAGTCGAGCAGGATGATCTCCAGCGGCAGGCCCAGGGGCAGACCGAGCAACCGCAGAAACATGCGGATGCTGGCGGGGAAGTCCTTGCCCGGAATGTTGTGCTCGATGCCCTTGACCTCCTCGCCCGGCTCGCCGTGGAACAACAGGGCATAATCGAGCTCGGTCACCCGCGTGGTCGTGTCATTGCCCTCGTCGTCGCTCTTGTCCTCATCCTCGGCGCTCTCGAGATAGCCCACCTGGGGTCCGCCCTGGCGGAGAATCGCCACGGCGTAGCGGGCCAACTGTTGCCAGGAGACTGCCTCGGAATCGCAGACATCGTTGATCCGGTGCAGCATGGGGAACGCCGACTGCATGGCCGGGACACCCCGCGTCTGGCTCGGCCGGGCCGGATCCGTCAGGAAGATGAAGTCGGCCGCTTTGACTCCGTGGGCCTTGTGCACGTCCACACGCCCGCCGGAGTTGTACGGGGCGACGTGGTAGATCATGGGGGCGCCGTAATCGTCCTTCGAAATCCCGTCCGTGAGCTTCTCGTGATCGATCTGCTCGGACTCGATCAGCCGGACGGTCGCTTTGTCCGTCTTCATCACGCCGTGATCCCCGGCGACCAGGAGCTCGCGGCAGATCATCCGCGCCACCTGGGGGCCCGTGAGGATCCCGCGGATCTCCGGCCGCTTCCACCACTTGCGCCACAGGCCCTCAACGAGGCGGTTCGACTGTTTCGAGCTCGTCTTGACCCGCAGGCCGAACCCGTTGGACACGATGTAGGACACGGCCCGCTCAATCATGCCCTTGTAGATCCCGTTGTTGCGGTGCAGCTCCCGGGATTGGGCGAGCAGGGCCTTGCGGTGAAAGTCCAGGTGCTTGTCGCCGGAATAGCTCGTATAGGCCCGGCCCTCGCCCACCGCCGTCGCCGCGGACCGAAACCCATAACCGGTGAAGCCGTAGGTGCCCCGATGCTGCACGATGTCCAGCCTGCGGCCGGGGTCCGTGACCCGCGCGCCGTGACCCGTCGCCCGATGAATCGGGCGGCCGCCGGCGTCCAGGATGGAAAGCTCTTGCCGCATCAGTAGTACAGGGGCCTCCCTTTGACGAAGCTCGCGCGACTGCGGGTCGAGGCCGTCGCCGTCACGATGGGCTCCAGCTTGCCGCGGAGTTGCGACAGGTCGGTGAAGCTCACGCTCTGATCCGCCGCGGCGATCGTCTCGGGCTTGCAGGCCAGCAGGTACAGCACTGCCTCCAGCAGGTTCGCCGCCGTCGCGGCGCTCTCCCACCAGCGCAGGTTGTCCTTGTACTGGCTCAAGGCGTCGTTCAACGTGCTGACACTGGTCAAAGCCACTGGTATTCCCAATAAAAAAGGGCCGCGTCGTCAGGGGGCCAGCCCTGGCCGACGTGGCCCAAACTCGAACACCAAACGAACAAGGGGCCGGCAAGACTGTTGGTCCTGGCCGACCCCTTTGTCACGATCCCATCAAAATCGACGGGCTATTCACCGTGCAATACCCTGGTCCGAAGATTCCGAAAGATAGTTCCAGAATCTGGAAGAATCTTTCACCACAGAGATACGGAGAGCAGAGAGAGTAATTTAGACACGGATTTCACGGATTCACACGGACCGGCAAGCCCTGCTTTGGGGTTTTTAATCCGTGTTCCTCCGTGTGAATCCGTGTCTGATTCTATCATTTCCACCGCTTCACGTTGGCGGCCTGGCCTTCCAGGCTGCCGACCTGGCGGGCCTCGTCGGCGAGGATCGCGCGGCATTGGCCCTGCATCACGGCCGGGACCTCCGCGATCGGGAAATCATTCATCGTGCTCTCCGAGAGCAGATCGTCCGGCGGCGAGTCCTTGACCTTGCGGTGCATCGTCACCAGCCAGCGGCCGCTCCGGAGCGTCTCCAGGAGCTGGCAGCACAAGGGCGGCTCCTGGGCCAGGAGCGGCATGAGCAGATCCAGCACGTTCCCGGCGGGCTCGTCGCCCGGGGTCGGCGGGATTGGTTCAAAGTTATCCGCCAGGGATTTGGGCAGCGGCTCCTGGTGGATGATCGGCATGCCGAGTTTGATCTCGTGCAGCAAATGGTTGATCCACGGCTCGTCCCGGAGCAGATGGCCCCTGATGTGCTCGATCAGAGTCTGCATCCTCGTGCAGTATACGCGCAGGCAGTCCATTTCCGTGACGGACTCTGCGCCGCTTCCACTCTTCTCATTCGCCATTCGTCGTTTCTCCTGTCTGGGTCCCGTGGACCCGCTTGAGGTGTTTCGTCAGGTCCGCCTGACGGCTGTACTTCGCTTCGCAGTGCGGGCAGCGGAGGTCGTGACCTGTGACCGGGGGTTTCTGCCCCGCGTCGGCCGGGACGCCCCGCACCGACCACTTTACGCCGCGGCAGATCGCCGCCCGGCAGCGGCGGTACTGGATCCCGCGGACGTTGTCGGTGTGCACCGCGAAAGTGTTCATCCCCCGGCAGTGCGGGCACTTGATCGGGGAGGGGTAGCGAAACTTCTTTTCCTTGGCTTCCGTGCTCATCTTTCTTCCCTTCGAATCGATTAGTTACGATTTACGATTTCAGCCTTCCTATGTAAGCAGCGCAGGATCCTTGTAGGTGAGCCCAACGGAGAACTCTTCGATCGGCCTTGCCCTGCCCTGATATCGGCCCTGCAGGTCGTACAGTTTGGGCGGGGCGAAACTCAATGCCGTTACCCGGCAGAGCAGCCGAATCGACCGCCTTGGGCCCTTCTCTTTGCGGAGTTCAATGTCCACCAGAATGCGTCGCTCTTGGCGTCTGCATCGCTCCAGATATCGCACCGTTCGCCAATTGAAACGCATCTGCAGGGTGAGCGTCTCTGGCTCGTTCACCCGGCTCAGTGGGCTTGCGTCGTACTCACATTCAAACGAAATCCCCGCATCGTCCGAACTGTTCTCTGCCAGCCACTCCGTGAAGTTCATTCTCTGTGCCCTCTGTGGTTAATACTTGGTTCGAATCGGTTTCCTCGCCACCGGCTTGCCGGCGGGCTTCGTCGGCGGGCGCGGCGGCGTCAGCCAGCGGACGCCGATCAATTCCGCCGCGTTGCGGGCGTGCACCAGGCAGTCCCACCAGTGGTTCGGGCGGCCGGTCTTGTTCACCCAGATCACGACGCGCTTATCCTTGACCGGGATCTCGCGGGCCTCCTCCGCCGTCAGGTGCTGCAGGAACTCGTCCGTCACGTCCCGGGGCAGGTGCAGATAGCCCGGGCCCGGCTCGTCCGTGCCCCAGAGCATCGAGTGCAGGGCGCTCTTGTAATGGTCCTCGTTCATGTCGTAGCGGAGGACCTGGCGGTTGGCGTCCTTATAGGGGGCGACGATGCCTTTCCGCATGTGCTCGGAGCCGCGGGCGGGGACGATCTTGAGAGCCTGCCGCTGCATCTGCCGGCAGAAGTTGATCGTCTCCTCCGTCCGGTAGGCGCAGTCGATCGAGGCCAGGGCGGGATGGCGGCGGGTCTTGGGGTCCTGCGCCAGCGGCCAGCCGCTCCGCAGGTACTGCTCGACCAAGTCCCAGTTCGAGAGCTTGCTCGTGTCGCCCGTCTCGATGCGGTCGTAGTGCAGCACCCACGCCTGGCACAAGTCGCCCCAGCCGATGTCGGCCACGTAGATATGGTCGATCTGGACGTCCAGGCCCCGCGTGATCACCGTGACGCCCGGCGGCACCAGGCCCAGGACGTGACCGGGGTCGATGTGCGTGCGGAGCTGCTCGATGGGCGTCGATTTGGCCGTCTCTTTCCACGGCTCGGCGAGCTGGTTGTTGATGAAGTCCTGCAGGGGCTTGGTGTTGCCCGCGTGCTTGGCCTCCTGCGCCGCCGCCCACTCCGCCGCCAGACCGTCCACCGTTTGGAAGATCGGGTGCAGCATACCCGCCCAGATCCGGATCGAGCGGACCGGGCCCGGCGGCCGGTCACCCTCGATCGTGCCGTCGTCGCGGACTTTCGCCCCCGCCTGGACCCAGCGGCCCCGCGTCACCGCCTGCCAGCGGTCGTATTCGGTCCAGCAGGCCCCGCACTTGGGACACACGTAGCGGGCATGACCGCCGCGGGCGTACTCCCGCGCCGGCAGGAGCCGGCCGCGATCGTCTTTGTCCAGGACGATGTGCTCCCAGGCCATCTGATGCCAGGCGCCGCAGTGCGGGCAGGGCGCGTGCCAGTCGTAGGGATCGCCGTGGAGCCATTCCCGCCAGAAGAGATCATCCTCGAGGATGGGCGAGGACGGAATGAACGTCTTGGCGTTGAGGCTGAAACCACGCTGGCGCCGCTTGCCCAAGGAGATCGGGTCGGTGTCCGAGCCCACCGCCATCGGATATTTCGCCGCCTCGTCCAGGACCAGGTACCGGATCGGCTTGTCACTGAGCGTGATCGCGGAGTTCGCCCAGCCGACGTACAGGATCATGTCGTCGAGATAGGTCTCTTTGCCGATGTTGAAGTTGCTCAGATCGTTGCCGATCTTTCGCATCAGGCGGGCGCACGCGCGGAACATCGGCCGGATCCGGCTGGCGAGCCTTTGCTTGGCGACGTCCTCGGTGGGCAGAACGATCAGGAAGGGCCCGGCGTCCACGTCGGCGGCGTAGCCCATGGCGATATTGGCGAACTCCGTTTTGCCCGCCTGCGTGCAGGCCGCGGCGACCAACTCCTTCAGCGTCCCCGAACTCCACCAGCGCATCGGCTCGACCCAGAAAGGCACGTACTCCGAGGACCAGCGCCCGTGCATCTGCGCCGTCTCCCGCGGCAGGACGTAATTCGCCTCTGCCCAGGCGACCATGTCCGGCCGCTGCCGGGGAATCAGCAGCTCCCGCTCCTCGTCGAAGAGGGGAAGGGGCGTGACTCGTGACTCGTGACCCGTGGCCCGTGGTTCGGTCATACCGCGATTTCCTCGCTGTGCGCGAATCCCAGGCGAATGCGTGATTCCAGGTTGCCCACCACGCCGGAGCTGTCGTGAAAATCCCAGAGGACGTTCCACGGGCGGGGCACGAGTACGCCTCTGCCACCCCGATGGCAAAAAGCGGCCACGACCTCATAGCAATCGTCGATCAAATAAGTCTCGTTGGTCGCCAAAATGCTCTTGCAGGGCGTGAAGATGTACCGCCGCGACCACTGGGCGTCCAGGTTCCGTTCGATCCAGCGGAGTTTGCCCATCGGCGAGGAACTCTCGTGCGTCGGCGAGGAGCACAGGTAGACGTTTTCCTCGCCGAACAGCCGCAGCACGGTCGACCAGATCTCCCGGCCGTCCGGCATCCAGCCCGCCGCCTCCCAGAAGTCCGGGCCGAACAGGGAAAAGAGGTCGGTCGGCACGCCGAAGATCTTGCCCGGATCGTACTCGCCGCGGCACTCCTCGGGCTCCCACGGCAGATTCAAGGCCCGCGCCATCGAGCCGAAGAAATCGACCAGGACGCCGTCGAGATCGACGAGAGCGAGTTGGGCTCGCGTGGATGCGGCGGGCGTCGCCCCCCCGGTTGCCGAGATGTCTTCTTCCTTCCAGAAACCAACAGAATCGCCCTTAGTACGAGGACTATCATCGAGAGCACCCGGCACCGTGGGGATATCTGCAATGGTGCGCAGGTCGGGCGTCGTATCCCGTCCCATCGCCGTGATCGTCCCTGTCGTCGACGCCCCCGGTACAATCGGCGCAATCACGACCCGCCCGCCGTGGTGCTCCACGACCGCGCCGCCGACCACTGTCCCGCGCGTGTAGTCGCCGCCCTTGACCAGGACGTCCGGCTTCAGGAGCGCCACCAGCGGCTCCACGCTCGGGTCCGCAGCCGTCCCGAAGGGCACGACGTAGTCGACGCAGGCCAACTCCGCCAGGTGCTCCATCCGGTCCTGGAGCTTGTGGATCGGCCGGTGTGGACCCTTGAGCGTCCGAATCGATTCGTCCGTGTTGACCGCGACGACGAGCAGGTCGCCCTGCTTCTTGGCGAAGCGCAGCGTCTGCAAATGCCCCGCATGGAAGAGGTCGAAGCAGCCGTTTGTGAGAACGACGGTCAGATCGTTGCCGGTGGCGCCACGCAGGTACCGCCGCAAATCCTCTTGCGTACAAATCATGCCCATACTCTTGGTCTCCGTGTCCCCTGTGTCTCTGTGGTTCACATCGTGCGAAACAAACTCTCTTTCAGCCACCAGTCCGCCAGGCCGATCGCGTCGGCGATGTCCCCGCCGTCGTCGGCCGCCAGGTGCGGGGCGTAGTCGGGATAGGCCGCCGCGATCGCGAGCTGGCGATCGTGCTTGGGCTGGCCCCGCGTCCAATCGTTCTCGAAGATCGGCACGACCACCACGCCCGTGCGCGTCCGGGCCCAGCGGACGCACTCCCGCGCGATCGCGCCCACCCCGCAGCCATAGACCGCCAGGCCGGCCCCGAGCCCGCCGTGGCGCTTCTTGTTCACCTTGCCCTTCGTCCACTCGATCAGGATCGTGCCCGGCTCGTGCAGGTCCAGCAGCGTGACCAGATCGTCGCACATCCCGTGGATGCGGTCCCACGAGGCGTCGCCCCGCGCCGCCGGCGTGATCGACCCGGCGTCCACCAGCGCCCGCCGCCGACTCAGCACGGCATACCCGCAGATCCTGCTGGAGGGATCGAGGGCAATGACGAGCCCCGGGTCACGAGTCACGGGTCACCTCTTTCATCTTGCCCGCCAGCATCTGCGAGAGTTCCTCCGGCCGGTGTTCCAGGACGGCCCCAGCGCCGACCCCGCAGGGCAGCCGTACGCCGGCGGCCTTGGATCCATCTTTCGTTTCGGTATGCCAGTACACCTCCGCGTCCTGCGCGACCGCCGCCAGGTAGCCCACGTCGTGCGCCTCCTCCAGAGTCTGGGGCTCCAGGTGCAATTTGCCGCTCGTCCGGTCCAGCCATACGTGCATGCGTGACCTCACTGTCCTGTCGTTTCCCGTTCGGCCGCCGCGACCCATTCGCGGCGGAGGTCCTCGAAGAACTTTTCGAGGACCGGCTTGATTTCCTGTTTCGTCTTGCCCGCCAGCATCTGGGCGAGTTCCTCCGGCCGGTGTTCCAGGATGGCCAGCAGGGCCCGCTCGCGGGCCAGCAGGCCCGCCTTGACACTCTCGACCTCGACCAGCTCGCCCTTGCGGGTCCGCAGCTCCAGCTCCAGCCGCTCGGCCTTCACCGCCTGCAAGGGGTTCACGTCGGGCGCCGCCTGGCCGGAGACCTTGGCGCGAATGAACTTCTCGAACCAGGCCAGCATCGCCGGCAGGTCGTACGTCGTCTCGCCGGCGTTGCGGGGACAGCCCTTCTCGCGGTGCCAGATGTTGAGGCTCTGCCGCGTGACACCGAAGATCTCGCACACCAGCGGCTCGGCCACGCGGTGGACGTTGAACTGGGCGTGGGCGATCTCGGAGCGCAGGACGTTCTCCAGTTGCTTGATCGCCTGGGCCTTGCCCTCCATGGCGTTGGCCAGCAGGGACTCTTTGACCTTGACGGCCGTTTCGAGTTTGCCGGAGTTCCAGATCTCGGCCGCTTCGAGGTCCTTGCTCACGAGGGCCTCGAAATCCTCCAGAGCCATCTCCAGATCGTGGGCGGCCTCGTGCCGCGTGGCGCCGACGCCGGCCAGCCGCCGCAGATTCCGCAGCAGTTGCCCCCGACGCCAGGCGGCATGCAGGTCGGCGTGGGACTCCAGCAGCTTGGCCAGGTCCCACCGCTTGCCGAGGTGGGCCGCGGCGGCCGTGATCGAGTCGTGCTGCAGGCCCAGCAGCCTGACGCGCGGCACTGACAACGTCAGTGACTTCGTCGCTGCCTTTTTCGCCCCTTTTCCGGCCTTTTTCACTGCTTTCGCCACGACTCAACGACCCTCACAACCCGACCCCAACACCCCGAAAAGCCCCCGTTCAGACCGTCCGTAACCCCTTACAGATGCGAAACTTACGATTGTAAAAACCCAAAATAAAAACCCCCAAGCACCGCCTTTTCGCCCCCTTTTGAGCCGCAGGGGGCGGGGGGTGTCGGAAGGACCCGTGACGTAAGTGCCCGTGTCGCCGTGGCTTACGTGCGTTCTGCTGGCGACTGACTCAAACCTGACTATCTCTTGCGACAACTGCATCTGTGACCTAATGCCATGATTGACAAGGGTTTACGCTTGCACGGTCCCGAGCCCTTTTACCCCAGCACCGCCTCCGGCCCGGCCCGGGCCGGAGGGATGCGGGCGCGAAAATGCTGGTTCCAGCGAAACCGCCAGTACTGCTCGGGTGAGCCATCCTTGCGGTAGTAGCGTTTGCGGTGCTGACCAATCTCGGTGGCGTCCCGACGGCCCTTGGCCATCATCTCCTCGATCGCACCCGGCGGCATGCCGGCATCGACGCAGTCCAGCAGGGCCGCCCGGTAGTTGCCGCGTTCCCGCTGTCCGTCGCGACTGTCGCGCTCGAAGGGCGCCCGCAGCAGGGCGAAGATCTCCTCCGCAAACGCATCGGCACGCAACGTGTACCCGTGCGTCAAGCCGTCATGGGCACGGTGCATCATGTCGCCCAGTCGCACCACGTTGGGGCCATCGTGAGCACGGAGAGGGGCCGTAGCGGGTTGTCTCTCTGCCTGGGCAGCCGAGTGCCTCGGCCCCCCGTCCGTGACATCCTGTGGCGAAATTGGCCCTGGCCTGCCTGCGATGCGTTGCGCTGCATCGGCGTTGGCTTCCCCTGGCGGGGTGGTGGTCGGGGCCGTGGCGGTCTGGGTTGGGCTCACCCCCTTGCGTTTGCCCTTGGCCATTTGGCCATGGGAGTTCGATTTCGAATTGCCATTTGTCACTTCATATAAGGGTTCGGAAGTTTTCCGAACTTTTCCGGAATCGTCCCGCACCGACGCAACAGGGCTCGTTTTGCGGCCTTTTCCCGACCCGCGGCCCTTGCCGTCCTTCTTCACCGGTTCGCCTTCCCGGGGCTCGCGCGGCTCTTCCTGCGGCCGCTGGGGTTCCTGACTGAAGTCGGGACACAGCACGTACTCCAGCAGGCCCACCTTCCGCAACGCCGCCAGCGTCGCCCTCATCGCCCGCAGATCCAGGTGCAGCCGCGCCGCCAGCTTGGCATCGCCGATCGGCTCGCGGCCGGGCCCGAGCAGATACCCCCGCAGCCAGTCCTCCTGCGTCGACGTCAGCCGGCACAGCCGCCAGAAGCGGCCCTCGTAGGCGTCCCGCTGCTCGGGGTAGTGATAATCGAGCTCCTCCAACTGGGCGAGGAATTGCGTGGACTCGTTCGACTGCTGGTTCGTCGCCGCCGTCACGAACATGCGCACCCAGTCCAGGCCGCCTTTGCGGCAATAGTCCTTCATTTCGAACCGCTCGCCGAACCGGGCGATCCGCCAGACATGGCGGGCCCGTCCCCCGTCGCCCGTCGTTCGCCCCTCGATTGTCTTCGCCTTCCGTGGCACTTGCAGTTCCTATCTCTGGTTCACAATCATGCCATTGCCTCGATCCGTTGCGGGATCTCGGCCAGCTTGACATTCGCCCGCACCAGGGCCGCCGCGATCGGCGGGCAGACACTGTTTCCGATCTTTGCCACCTGCGTCGATTTGCTCCCCGTCAGGATGTACTCGTCGGGGAACCCCTGGGCCGGGCCAGCTCCCGCGGCGTCAGCATCCGCAGGCCGATGTCCGCGATCTGATACTCCTCGCCCGCCACCATCACCAGGCCCAGCCGGTGCTTGGCCGTCACCGTGTGCAGGGGCGTGCGGCAGTCCTGCCCGACCGCCGTGCCGTAATACTTCAACAGGAACGCCCGGACTTCGCCGATATGCTGACCGCCGCCGGTCACCGTCGGTATGGGCTCACGCACGTCGCTGCTGGTCGTCGTGCCGTACAACTTCGTCAGATACGAGGCCACGAAGTAGTGATGATTGCCGGTCGTTACCGTCGGCACCGGCTCGTCCATTGCCGCTCCGCTGTGGCCGGTCGTGTTCGTCATCAGGGACGCAGTCACCAGCGCGTCGTGATTCCGCTCCAGCACCGTCGAAGCTGGCTTATCTGCTGCCGACCCGACCGAGTCCCCGAAGTACTTCTGTACGAACGCAGAGACCACGGCATGTTTCTGCGTTCCGACCACCGTCCCGAGCGGTTTGTCCAATCCTGGCACGCGCGGGGCCTGTCCCTGCCGCTCTCCGTAGCCGGTCTGGATCAGCGTGGCCGCCGCCACGCCGAAGCGGTTCTGCGTGTCCTGCGTCCGCAATGGCTCGTCTACCGCCTGTCCGCGGGCCTCCTGGCCCTTGGCCCCGTGGTAATTGACCAGGCTGGCCGCGATCAGGGCCTTCTCGCCGCGATTGGCCGTCGTGATCGTTCTGAGCGGTTCCTCGATCGGCTCCGTGCGTCCTCCGTGCGTCAGATTGTCCAGCACGGGCACCACCAGCCCCATCGCATGGCCTGCGCCAGCCGGACGCTTGATGTAACTGCCTGCCGTGATCGCGTGCATCGGCTCGGCGAGCGTCTGGCCCGTCGCGCCCTGGCGGAACTTGATGATGAATGGATTGCCCGACTCGAGCACGAACTTACGAATGCCCCTGGCGATCCGCTCCATGGTCTTGGGCTTCAGGGGCCGGCGCACTCCCCATTCCTTGGCCTCTTCCGGGCTCAGGAAGATCGATGGGCACGGCAGCGACCAGTCGATGCACTCGGCTGCCGTTCGGTAGGCAATGCGTCCGGGCCCGTGCGTCGGCTGCGGCCACACGATCGCCTGTCCATCGCACCGGGCCACCACGAACAATCGCTTGCGAATCGTCGGGGCCCCGAAATCGCAGGCCTTGAGCTCGCGGCTCTGGAGTTCGTAGCCGAGCGAGCGAAGCTGATCGCACCAGAGGCGAAACGTCTGGCCCTTGCGCCGCTTGTCCGGCTGGCCTCTCTTGGTCAGCGGGCCCCACTCGCGGAACTCGGGGACATTCTCCAGCATGATCACTCGGGGCCGAACCGCCGCGGCCCATTTGACCACGACCCAGGCCAGGCTGCGGATCTTCTTCTCGCGGGGCTTGCCCCCTTTGGCCCGGCTGTGATGCGTGCAATCGGGCGAGGCCCACATCAGCCCCACCGGCCGCCCGCCGGTGGCTTTGCGCGGGTCCACGTCGTAGATGTCCGCGCAGTCGTGCCGCGTGTGCGGGTGGTTCATCCAGTGCATCGCCATGGCATCCTCGTCATGGTTAATCGCCAAGTCCACGTCGACGCCCAGGGCCTGCGAGATTCCCAGTGAAGCCCCGCCGCCGCCGGCGAAAATGTCCACGATCATTTCACGCATTCTCCGTGTCCTCCGTGCTCTCCGTGGTTCAATCCCCTTCGTCCATCCGCACGGGCCGGTATGTGCCCGGCTTGCGGTGGAACTCGCAGCCGTGCGTCGGCTCGATCATGGTATTGCGGTTCGGATTCTCCTCGACCTGGGAGCGGCAAAAGCAGTGTTTGCCGAGCTGCGTATTGTCGGCGCACGTCGCACAGGTCTTGGCCTGGTCCGCCGCCGGCGGCGTCGCGCGCTTGCTCCTGCTCCTATGCCCGGCGAGCCACTCCTCGACCGCCGTCTTCGTCCAGAAATGCTTATTCCCACGGGTCTTCGTGTGCGGCGGAAATAGCTTGCGACTGATCCGGTTGTATAGCGTCATCTGCGCACACCCGAGCAGCGCCGCCACGGCCCTCATGTCGAGCAGCTCCACGCCCGCCTCGACCGGCGGCCCGGTCCGCGCCACGACCCACGCCGCGATGTCCTCGCGCCGCCAGAGGTTCGCCGGTCCGCGTTTGCTCACGGGCGCGGGGAATTTGCCCAGCTTGCGGAAGTAGCCGACGCTGCGCACGGCGATCTGCGCCACTCGGCAGACCTCGGCCACATCGATCAGATCGGCGGCGGGAGCGACCGCCGGGGCGGCATCCGTGCGGGGCTCGGGCGGATGCGCGACATCCTGAGCGGGCGCCGCTGTCTCTTCTTTGTGTGCTGCGTGTCCCGGGGGTGCCGTTTCCCTGTCAGCGGGGCTTTGCTCCGTCAGGGGCTGCGACGGCTCGCGCAGATCGATCTCGATCCGACCGTGGGCAAATACGGCAGCCCTCCGCCCCGCGGCCCGGTCGACCAGCGACCAGTGCCGCAGCGCCGGGTACGCTCGAATCGTGACCCCGCCATCCCGCCACTTCGCCGTCAGCCGGGCACCCTCGCGGCGATCGCCGGCCGGCACGCTCCAGAGGTACAGGGTCTCCACTTCGGCGTCATAGCCGATCAGCACCTGACAACAGGAGCTGTCGAGATTCCGGGCCAAAGCTGCGCTCACGTAGCAGCGGCCCTCGGTCCCGAACGTGACGAATTTTCCGGTACCCATCGAGCGGACCATGCCGCTGAACACCTCCAGCACCATCAAACACCATCCTTTCCGCTGCCCTGGCTCGGGTAGAGCACCCATCCCTTGTCCGTCGTCGCTTCAACCACCTTGTCTTCTCCTACTGCGGAAACTGCCGGATGTTTTTCGGGTCCCTGCTCAGGACGTCGGCGATCTGGGCGACGTCGTGAACCACCGTGCCGTCAAGATCGATCTGTTTGACAAAGACCGGGACATCGGCGGCGTAGCACTGCTCGATGATGTCTTGGACCCACTCGATCTTGCACGGTCGCCGCCTCGGGCCGGACTCGCAGCCGACGATCACCCAGTCGAGTAGCCACTTTTGCTTGGACGCCATCCGGCGTGCCCCCCCGGGACTCCCGAGAAGGTCCCCAGGAGCGGGGAACGGTCGTTCCCAAGCGTGTTTCCCTAAGGACTGTTCCAAATCAATGGGGCTGAGTAGTGGTTCGATGCTGGCGAACCATATATGCGATGGGATGTCCAGCAGGATCGGAATCCGCTTGTCGGCCCACTCCTGATTCTCGGCTGTGACGCCGAACCAGTGGCGAGTCAGCAACTTCACAAAAGGAACGGGGTATACCGGACCATAGTAGAGAGACCCTCGCCCCTGATTGAAGAAGTTGATGCGGGGCAACAGGGACGCCGCTCGTTCCGGTCGTTTCGTCAACACCTGGACTGTATGCCCCTGCAGACACAGATTGCGGATCTCGTCGTACGCACAAAGAATATCTCCGTCTGAAACGCCCTCGTAGAACGGGTCGCCCATGCTGTTCACGAACACGCGCTTGCCCTTGCCGGGGACCTTCATCGCCTCCAGATTGCAGCCCACCTTGCCCGTCCAGCCGTTGGCGTCCACGACAGCCTGATACTTCGCCTGCCCCATTGCCTTGAGCCGCCGAGCCATCGTCTCCGCGTAACAGTTCTGGCAGCCCGGGCTCACCTTACGGCAGCCCGGGAACGGGTTCACCGTCATATCGGTCCAAGAAATCTTCGTTTCGCCCATTCCCAACATCTCCAAGAATTGTTCGCCACAGAGAGCACAGAGAATAACTTAGACACGGATTTCACGGATTCGCACGGAGATGGCGGTTTGAGGGTTTCGGCTGAAAAGCCTGAAATCCGTGTCCATCCGTGTGAATCCGTGTCTGGCTCTCTTCTCCGTGTCCTCTGTGTCTCTGTGGTGCATTCCATTCCTCGTCAGCCGGCGTTCAGCCACTGGGCGATCGAGCTCAGGACCGGGCCGCTGTTGCGGTCCAAGGTCCCGAACCAGACCACGCAGACCGTCCGCGAGGCCACGATCGTCTTCGGACTGTTGGCGTAGCGATTCGAGGCCCGCACGATGCACCAGTTCGGCCCCAGCAGCGTATCGCCGCTGAGCGTCCAACTCGCCTGGCTCGTGTCCCACGTCGCCGTCATCTGCCCGGTACTCTCCAGCACGACGATGGCCTCCATGACCCACCCGGCCTCCAGGCACACAGTGCCGGTCCGCACGAGCTTGCCCACCGGCCGCATCCAGGCGGATCCGTCATTCGGGTCGAAGGTCTCGGCCGGGCCAGGGCCCAGGATGGGGGCGCTCCGATAGACGAATCCCGCCGGGCTGTTCGGGTCGTTCGGGTCGAACGGGTACTCGAGCTGGCTGCGGAAGTTCCATTGCGGCGGGCAGGCGTCCTGGGCCAGCAGGTAGACCTGCAGGCCCGGCGCCTCCGAAACAAACACCAGCGACAACAAAAGCTGAAGCGTAAACGTGTGGAACCGTGAATGAGTCTTCATGTCTATCCCTTTCTCTAATCTGCGGATGAAAACCCTTTTGCACCACGAAGGTCACGAAGAGCACGAAGGCGCGTGCCCGCTCATTAGTCCAGGTATTCGAGTTCGATGTTGATCGCCTCCCGCAGGTCGCACATCATCAGAACCCCTTCGATCACCTTGCACCACCGCCAGCAGGAATCGACGAAGTCGCAGCGGAATTTCCAGCCAAGCGACTCCAGCCACTTACCTTGCTTGTCCTGCAACTCGACCTCCAGCAACCGGATCGGTTCGAAGCTGCGTTCCTTTTTCGACATGCCGTCATCGCACATGCGGTTCTCCTTCGTGTCCTTCGTGCTCTTCGTGGTTCAATCGGTTTTCGCGGGGGCTGACGGGATACT